CCCTGTGTATAAGAGGAGCCCCTGGCTGGTACTGGCGAAAAACGCAGGTGGTTTCCAGCAGGGCAGAAGAGAGTTGTCTCTTCATAGATACTACACAGGGTACCGTATATGGACGCATACACTAATGGATGATAGGGCCATCTTGCCATCCTAAGACAACCTGATCAATGGCTAAGGACGGCAGCAACCGACTCCAAAATTCGATTTTATGTAGTATCTTTGAAGAGATAATTGTGGCAGTATGGCACTGCTTGTGAAGCACCTACGGAGATGGTAGGAGAGCAGGTGAGCAATCACCCAACAAAACAAATGCCAACCAATTTGCGGTCTTGGTGTTGAGGGTCAGCACGTGAGTTTGTGGCACTTAAGGAACTGGTTCGATCCCAGTAGACCGTACCAAGAATTGCGGGAGATGGATACCTGCAGTCACCAATGTATCTGGTCGTGTGAATACATTGGATATAGGTTTAGGCTACCTGGAATGTCCTGGTACACGATCGTCTTATCCAATTAAATCTACTCCGCGAAAAGGGAGATGCTGGATGGCAGTAACCAGCAACAAGTTTAGGGGCGGCTGCTCAGACGGCGGATGGGCACCGGACTGTAAATCCGGCACATAGAAACGGAGTTGGTTCGAATCCAACCCGCCCCACCAAAAATAGTTGTGTGTCATATATCGACGTACATGCTATATTATAAAAGTAAGGCATGGTGCCTTTATTATGGAGAAAGTGAAATGTCTAAAGCAGAACGTGTACTTAATGCCCTCTTAAATGGTCAGCAACTCTCAACAAAGCAGATCTCGACCCGTTATAAGGCAGCTAACCCAGCAGACGTGATCTACAAGATCCGCAACTGGGGATACAATGTTTCTTTGAATAAACAAAAGACTTCTTCTGGTACTTCATTCAAGTATTCAATCGCAGTCTAATACGTTAAGCTCTACCTCGGATGTACAGGGGGGCTTAGCGGCCCCCCTGTTTTTGTTTCTAAATGGATGCATTGGTTGCAGCACGTGTCCAAGAGTGCTGTGTAATCGAGAGTGACACCGGTCCGGTGTATCCTTTTAGAAGCAGACGAACGCTTAGCTCAGTAGGTAGAGCAAAGGTCTTTTAAACCAGAGGTCGTGGGTTCGAACCCCACAGCGTTCACCATGGACCCTTAGCTCAGTTGGTAGAGCAGGAGACTCTTAATCTCTTTGTCGCAAGTTCGATCCTTGCAGGGTCTACCAAAGTTTACTGGCGCATAGCTCAGATGATTAGAGCACACGACTGATAATCGTGAGGTCGATGGTTTGAATCCATCTGTGCCAACCAATACGCGACGTTCTTCTAATGGAATAGGAATCCTCCCTTTCAAGGAGATCAATATCGGTTCGAGTCCGATACGTCGCACCAGTCCGGGCGTAGCGCAGTCTGATAGCGTACTTGATTTGGAGTTAATCTCAAAATGCTTCTCTTTATAAATAATAAAAAGGAGAAAATATGAGACATTCTAAAATTAAATGTGAAAAATGTGAAAGAGAATTCGGTAACAATAATTTCAGTAAACATGTAAAAGTTTGCGAAGGAATTAAAATATGTCCAGTTTGCAGTAATAAACATACTAAAACTAGTGTAACATGCTCTTATTCTTGCTCAAATAAGTTTTTTAGATCAGGTGAAAATAATGGTAACTGGAAACAAGAAGCTTATCGTTCTACATGTTTTCAATATCATAAAAAAGAATGTGTTGTTTGTAGCGAAAACAAAATAGTTACAGTTCATCACCTTAATGAAAATCACAGTGATAATAGACCAGAAAATTTAATTCCATTATGTCCAACTCACCATCAATATTTTCATTCAAAATATAGATCAGAAGTTGAACCTATAATTATTGATTATTTGAAAAAATGGAATATCAGGGAATAGCTCAATCTGGTAGAGCGTTGCGTTTGGGACGCAAAGGTTGCAGGTTCGATTCCTGTTTCCCTGACCAATATCCGCTCCCATCATCTAGCGGCCTAGGATACCCGCCTCTCACGCGGATCACACCGGTTTGAATCACACCACTCGGACCATAAATATAATGGCGGGCTCACCTGTGGAAAATGTACCCGCCACCGCCGGAGCGAAATGGTGAGATGGGCTGCTGCCGCGGGGTTTGTTAGTTTTCCTGACACACAAAAAACTAACACTAATTTGCTCCCATCATCTAGCGGCCTAGGATACCCGCCTCTCACGTGGATCACACCGGTTCGAATCCGGTTGGGAGCACCAAAATATTTGTGTACATATATGCACGACTGATATATAGTAAGAATATAGAGTTTATTTCGTGGTGGCGCAGCGGTAGCGCAGTTGACTGTTAATCAATTGGTCGTAGGTTCGAATCCTACCCACGGAGCCATTTAGGTTGATCGCTTAATAGATCCGCGAGAGTTATGGTCAGCTCTCAGTATCGGGAGGGTCTGGATGGAAACACTAGATCGTAATCTGCTGGCGTTCTAGCCAGCCTCCCGCCCAGTTTCTAGGAGTTAGTTATGAAGTATATGGTGGATATCGATAATACAATCTGCGTCACTGAAGATCGTGACTACGAGAACGCTGTTCCTATCCAACATCGCATAGACTATCTAAATCAACTCTTTGATGAAGGTAATGAGATTCATTACTGGACTGCTAGAGGTACTACTAGCGGCAAAGATTGGAATCACTTGACCATGTATCAGCTGAACGCTTGGGGTTGTAAGTTCACAACCGCAAGAGTTGGTAAACCAGACTATGATGTTTGGATTGACGACAAGGCAGTTAACGACAGAGACTTCTTTCCACCCTTTTAGCCCAAATAGCACAGCGGTAGTGCAATCGCCTTGTAAGCGATAGGTCGGGAGTTCAATCCTCTCTTTGGGCACCATTTTGATCTAGGTACCATTAGCCCACCCAGTGTCGACCATGTTTGGTGGAGCTCGTCGCAATCCTAGACTATATAAGAGCCAACACGTGAGGCTCAGCTTTATGGAGACTATATGAAAGAAAAACAGATTAGAACTATTGCTAGAATCCTATCTTATAGGATATCAGCTTTACTTCTCACATCTATTATTACAGGTCTTCAGGAAGCAGTAATAATTCATATTTTATTAACAGCACTACACTATATTGTAGAGATTATCTGGTCAAAAATTAACTGGATGAATGAGAATGTATAATATCATAGGTAATTATATTATTACAAAAAAATTAGAGTTAGACACGACAAAGATTCTTCAGAGCGTTAATATTCTTAATCATTATATTATGAATGATATGCCTATCTTTGTTAATGAACAGATCGATCTCTATAAAGATAAAAACATAGTTGATAATCCTAATCAACTATTATCGACACGCATGTATGATCATTATAATCTTTTCTTATATAGTCTTGAGGGGTTTTACGAACTCTTTAAAGAAATTAGTGATATGTTTAATCAAATTAAACCAGATCGATCAGAGTATTATTATATACAAGCATGGTTTAATATATACAATAAAGGCGAGTATATTGATTGGCATAAACACTGGCCATCAGAATTTAAGGTATGGCACGGAGTTTATTGTGTAAATACAAATGGATCTAAGACAACTTACAGATTATCATCTGGTGCAGAGTTAGATGTTCCATCGGAAGATAATCTTTTGTTTATGGGTCCAAGTGATAATGATGAACATAGAACATGGCCATGGACTGGTGACGAGCCAAGAGTAACTATTGCATTTGATATAGTTCCTAGATGGGCTATTCGTAATTTTAATGAGTCAAATTATTTCTTACCAAGAACACCTAATCATTGGATACCAATAATATGACAAAAATTGCAATTTTAGGTAAAGGAACTGCTGGAGCTTTATCAGTATCTCACTTCAGAAAATATATGCCACATGCAGAGATAGATTGGTACTATGATCCTGATAAGCCTACCCAAGCTGTAGGAGAGGGTTCTGTAGTTCAATTCCCATCTAATCTTTTTAATAGTATGAATTTTACATACTCCGATCTAAAAAAGATCGATGGTACTATGAAGACTGGAATTGAGAAACATAATTGGGGTAAAAAGTATCAAGTGTTTGATGACACCTTTACACCTCCATTTATTGCATATCATTTTAATGCCTTAAAATTACAGAGTTATATCTTTGATTTTTATAAAGATAGCGTCAACCAAATTGAAAAGAATGTAACTAATAAAGACATCGATGCAGACTATATCATTGATTGTTCTGGTAAACCTAACCTAGATACAGATACTTCATTTGAAAGATCTAAGTATATACCTGTAAACTCTGTGCATGTTACTCAATGTTATTGGGATAAACCAGATTTTCAGCACACTAAAGCTATAGCCATGAAGTATGGATGGGTGTTTGCTATACCACTATTAAACAGATGTTCTATCGGTTACCTATATAATAGGGACATTAATACTCTTGAAGATATTAAAGAAGATGTACAATCTATATTCAAAGATTTAAATCTAACACCTAGTACTGATCATAATACGTTTGACTTCTCTAACTATTATAGAAAACAAAACTATATAGGAAATGTTGCATACAACGGGAACGCATCTTTCTTTCTTGAGCCTTTACAGGCACAGTCTATTGGAATGATGGACATGACAGTTAGATACGCGTATGACATTATAAACAGAAATGGTGATACAGATAAATTTAATAAGATGTATGAGTTTGACGTAGCAGCATCAGAGAACGTTATAATGATGCATTACTTTGCAGGCTCACGCTTTAATACTCCATTCTGGGACTTTGCTGAAGAGAGAGGTGCTAGATGTATGGAGAGAGCAGTTAAAGACCCTAAGTTTGTACAAGCATTTAAAGATGTATCAAAGTTTGATAGTCTTATAGATGTTACAGACAATAAGTCTAATCTCGGTGGATATATATTTTGGGGACCTTTATTCTTTTATCAAAATGTTAAAGGCCTTGGTATAGAAGATAAGTTTCAAGTATTAATAGACAAATCATGAAGAAGATAGCTATCATAGGTAAGGGTACTGCTGGAGCACAAGCAGCTGCACATTTTAATAGATGGATGCCTGAGTGCGAATTAGAATGGCACTTTGACTCTAGCATTCCTACACAAGCTGTTGGTGAAGGATCAGTACTAACAATACCTCATAACTTGTTTGAGTCATTAAACTTTTCTCATGAAGACTTAAAACATATAGATGGTACTTTTAAGACTGGAATTATGAAGTATAATTGGGGTGATAGTAACACTACATTTATGCACGACTTCTCTCCACCAAGTATAGGTTATCACTTTAACGCCCGTGCTCTACAAGAATATATCCTTAACTATCTTAAGGATAAAATAAAGATATTTGATCACAATATCTCTATTGATGATGTAGATGCCGATTATATAATGGATTGTTCAGGTAAACCTAAATCTTATGAAGATTATAATCTGACAAGATACATACCTGTAAATTCTGTTCATGTAGTTCAATGCTGGTGGGATAATGTTACATTCCAACATACTAAAGCTATTGCTACAAAATATGGATGGGTGTTTGCAATACCTTTATTAAACAGATGTTCTATTGGTTACCTATATAATAAAGATATCAATACTCTAGATGAAGTTAAAGAAGATGTGCAGGATATAATTAATCAGCTAGGCTTAACATCTAGCAATGATACTATTACATTCTCTTTTAAGAACTACTCTAGAAAGCAAAACTTTAAAGCTAATATAGCTTACAATGGAAATGCTTCTTTCTTTGTAGAACCATTAGAAGCTAATTCTCTATGTATGATGGATGCTGTACAAAGATCTGCATTTGATATATGGAGTAACGGAGCATCAATCGATCAACAAAACAAGATATATTCTGATAAAGTAAGTCGTATAGAAAATATTGTTATGATGCACTACTTTGCAGGATCTAAGTTTAAGACACCATTTTGGGAATTTGCCCAAGAGCGTGGAGTTAAATGTATGGAGAATGCAGACAGTGATTTTAGATATATGGCTATGCACTGCAATGATCTAGAAGGAGTCGGACAATACGTTAGTCCAAGACTTAATTTTGATATAAAGTCTTATTTCTTCTGGGGTTATCCAAGCTTCTATCAAAATGTAAATGGACTTGGTGTTAAAGATAAATTAAAAGAGATATGGATATAATGGGGAAGTGTGTACGGAAATTGCTACAGCAATAAAAAAGAAATGGGACGATAGCAAAATTGGCTAATGCAATGGACTGCAAATCCTCAAGGTGTCGGTTCGAGTCCGACTCGTCCCTCCAAATATAGCGGAGCAATTAAGATGAATAAAATAGCTTTCATAACTGGTGATAAAGAGATAGATCTGTTGATCCATAAGACTCGTATGTGCCTCTGCAATAAGTACTACGATCAAGTCTACAGAAACCTCAACATCTTAAAAAGAAAGAACGTTTTCTTTAACGTAGAAAACGATAGAGAATACCAAGAATGGTTAACCAATAAAGGCCCGTGAATCAGCTGGTGTGGATACTCGTCTGTCTAACGAGTTAGAGGGGTTCGAAACCCCTACGGGTCGCCATATAAATAGATTATGAAATAATTGGAGATATAACATGGCAGATAATACAGACATTGAAGCAGCCCTTAAATCGGTCTTAGATACATTAGCTAAGTCACCTATTAATCCAGCTGCACAAGCACAACCACTAAGCACAGATCCAATTCCACCTGAGCATCATCTAGAGCTCATTGGAAATGTTTCTAATATCGTTGACTATGTCAGCACAGAGGTTGCAAAACATAAGCAACTGTTAAATATACTTGAGTCTTTTAATGCCAAGATAAATGAGAGTCACTCAATTCTTAGTAATAAGAATGTTGTTAGTGTCGTTCAGGCTGAAAAGAAAAAGTGGTACTCGATGACAACAGCTCATAAGATTGAAGCAGTTATTGTCGCAGCAGTCTTTATTATTGGTATAGTAACTGCAATTAAGTTTTTAATTTAATAAAGTGTCGGTCGGGGAAGATGGTAATCCGCAGGTCTCCAAAACCTTGAGAACTAGGTTCGATTCCTAGGACCTTCGCCACTTTAATAAGGGGATATGATTGGCAGGAAAAATAGCTCTATTCATAGATCACCCAAGGTGCTCCATTCATGGTGTGAATGGCATCATGAATATCCTGCAACCATATTACAAATTTAAGATCTTTACCAAGCACGAGATACTCTACGACGATTGGTTCGATGACGTAGATATGATAGCTGTGCCTGGAGGTATTGGCGATGCTGATACCTTTAATCGTATCATGAGACCACATATACCTGTTATAAGGGACTTTGTACTAAATCAAGGCGGTAAGTATCTTGGTATATGCATGGGTGCTTATTGGGCAGGAAAAGAATATCTAAACATATTAGAGAACAGAGACTGTGTGCAGTATCTAGCAAGACCCGGCACAGATACCAGAAGACCACACGCTAAGAACTTAGAAGTCACGTGGAACGGTCAAAAAGAGAAGATGTTCTGGTATGATGGTTGTAGTATTATCGGGGATGGTAAATTCGATACTGTAGCAACTTATACAAATGGTGATATTATGGCAGGTTTCCAAAGGAACATCGGTCTAATAGGTTCTCACCCAGAAGCTGAGAGACACTGGTACACAGAATATAGCTGGATGAATAAAGTCTGGGATGAGAATGTTGCCAAACACAATCACAAATTATTGTTAGAGTTTGTAGACGAACTAATGAGAAGATAAGCTTGGGTAGCTCAGCTGGTAGAGCACCTGCCTGAAGAGCAGGGTGTCGGCGGTTCGATCCCGTCTCCAAGCACCATATAGGAGAACACTATGACCTTTGAAGATCTACTAGCCTGGGATGGAATCACTGTAGCAGAGAGTATGGTGTTGACCGGCTTAGCAAAGACTAAGTCAGAAGCTCGCCGTATGATTGATCAAGGATCAGTTAAAGTAGACGATATAAAAGTAACTAATCCTAAAGCTGTGATATTATTTAGTCCAGATAGAATAAAACACTGTGTAGTTCACTAAGGATCCGTAGCTCAACTGAATAGAGCGCCGCGCTACGAACGCGGAGGTTAGGGGTTTGAGTCCTCTCGGGTCCTCCATAATAAAGGAGTATACCATGAAGAAAATTAATATAGAAGAGGTAAAAGAGTTCATCGCAGCTCAGTCTCCAGAGACCAAGATCTATATTGGTGGTGACTCCGAGAGATTTAATATGAAGGGCTTATGGTACGCTGACTATACCCTTGCTATTGTTATACATTATAATGGTAATAGAGGTTGTAAGATCTTTGGTGAAGTAACTCGCGAGAGAGACTTTGACCAGCAAAAAGATAAGCCTCGCATGCGTCTTATGAACGAGGTATATAAGATTGCAGATCTTTATCTAAAATTATCAGAAGTACTGGAGGATAGACATGTCGAAGTACATCTTGATATTAATCCAGATGAGCACCACGGTAGTTCTTGCGTTATCAATGAAGCAACAGGATATATTCGTGGAATGTGTAATGTCGTGCCTTTGGTTAAGCCAAACGCTTTTGCTGCATCTTATGCTGCAGATAGATTAAAAGAAGTTTTAGCAGCTTAACATATATAGAAAGAAGCCACATATACAAGATGTTTAAAAGACTAGATAGAGTATTTAATTTTATCATCAAGATACTTTGGTTTATACTCTTGTGCAAGTGGCTTGTAGGTGACCTAGATATTAGGACACTTATTCATTAATGCGGGTGTAGCTCAGTGGTAGAGCTTCTGCCTTCCAAGCAGAATGTCGTGGGTTCGAATCCCATCGCCCGCTCCAGAATTCGGTAGGCAGTGTAGAACATATAGTCTGTCATGGGTCGCTCTCATGGCGAGGTCGGGGAGGCAGTGCCTCATAACCTTGGAAACCCGTACGCTGAAAAGAGGATGCATACTCGTTCCTACCGAACCAATTTAGGAGTTTGTTATGTTTTGGATCTTTAATAAGAAGAAAAAGATAGTAGTAGACTGCTTTACTCATAGTATTCTAGCACATAGCGCAGTTCCTATCTCGGTAGCGAGTAATCATATACCTGACTGGTGGAAAGATCTTCCACCATATAAAAAAGTTCGTACTATAGAAGATGCCAAAAAAAGAACTTCAGGTGAACTAAATACAATGAAAGGTTGTTATGGATTTATTGAACTCTTTAAGAGAGGTTTTATAGTTCCAAACTGGACGGATATTATCTTTGAGATAGACAAAGATAAATATTTGTATCAGTATGCTTATGGAGATAAGCCCGGACAACATCATGGAAGTCAGTATAATTCTGAGAGTCATGGTGTGTTTAAGGATTTTCATCACATTAAATTAAATTCACCCTGGCTAGTTAGAGAAAAAACTGGAATATTCTTTTATCAGACAGGTTGTAGCTGGCACAATGATGATAATAATTTCCTGTTTCTTCCTGGCATTAATAACTATAACATACACAATTCTACTAATATTAATTTAATGCTTCCTATAAAGGATAAACCATATACAGTTATGCTTCCATTTGGAAGACCACTATCTCATACTATCCCATTAAGGGATGATCTAGATATAGAATATAAAACACATCTTATATCTCAAGACGAATATGATAAGTTTTATTCACTACATCATGCTTCTTTTGGAAGATCATATGCCATACAGAGGTATATGACTCTTCAAAAAGAAAGAGAAAAGAAATGTCCATTTTAGCGCGTGTGACGGAATTGGTATACGTACTAGTCTTAGAAACTAGGTTCTGGGGGTTCAAGTCCCTCCATGCGCACCAAATTTAGGAGAACCATATGGATGAGGAGATGGAGAAAGAAGACTTCTCTAATGCATTCTGGGAATGGTTTGATTCCCTGGCTCGTGTAGAGAAAGAGAGATTCTGGAACTACGGAGCCGATATGGCTAAGATATACTTTTACAATAAGTATTGGGTTAAGAGAAAGGCTACCTTAGCACAGTGGTAGTGCACATCATTGGTAATGATGAGGTCGACAGTTCAATCCTGTCAGGCAGCACCATATAAATAATAGTTTAACAGGGAGGTAAGCATGAGATACCTAATACCCCTACTATTGATATCAACATCGGCACTAGCACAACAACAACCATGTGGAACAGCACAAACAGTACATGATTTTATTTCAAACAATTATGGTGAAAAACCATTCATTGAGATGAAAGATGAATATAACAGACAATTTATTATGTACGTAAATCCCGATAACGGTAGCTGGACAGTAGTACAGCTTACTGAGCAGGGTACAATGTGTGGTATATCTTCTGGTAAAGGAATGATTCCTGCAACTAAAAGATTTGAGACTACACCGCCAAAGAAAAAAGAAGATCCTAGTTAAGCAGGTAGGTCGGCAAGGTGTCGAACCGCTCTCATAAGGCGCATAAGATTGGTTCGATTCCAATTACCTGCACCATTATAGCCAAGGTATAGTGAAGAAATACCATATACCATTTGCTAGAAATAATGCACCTAGTGCTCCTATTATTATAGAAGCAAACAGTAGTTCCATACTTACTGCAAGAATAGATGTCGAGCTTAGTACAATAGCTATCTGCAAGAATGCAGACGCGAAGTTCGTGTAAGGACTTCTCTTCTTTGCCTCATCACGCTCAGCTTCAAGCTTCTTAGCTTTATCGTATATCTCCATACGCCCATCTGCGAGCTTAGTTATATTTCTAACATAAGACTCGCGTAGACTCATATCAGTAATCATATTATTAGCTACCTCATAAAGGTCTTGCTTAATTGACTTAGCTTGATAGAATGCCCACGTGTCAGAAGCTGCGATATTATTTGATAATATCTTACCGCTCAAGCTACCACCGATAAGTGTGCATATAGCAAGTAGCGCTGCATATATAGATATAGTGATAGCACCACGACTCTTCATTACAGCTTCGCCCTCGGAGCGAGATAGTATCTTACCTGTCTTATCTTTTAAAACCATATTATTTTCCTGTAAATTGTTTGACTAATCCACCAACTTGGCTTATGGATACTGATCCACTTGATAATTCATTCACAAGGACATATCCAACGCCTATTACTAATATGCTAATTAGAGTTAAGATAATTATAGAAGCTGTTCCTAAATTGTCTTCTAACTCCATTAATTTAGATTTTATGACATCCATACGGGCATCATCATCGATCTTATTCCAGGATGCTAACCATGGATGAGAGTCGATATCTTCTTTTGATACGGGCTCAACCATTAGTGACACAACGCCTTCATTAAGGGAACAATACCCTTCATGCTATAGCAAGCCATGATATCAGACATACCCCAAATAAGTAGTCCCATCCATATCATAAATGGAACTGCTATGAATAATATAACACATACGAGTATGAGTTCCATCATCTCCTCGTGTGCTTTCTCGGCTGCTACCTTTGCACGATGTGCTTCTTTTGCAGCCTCGGCCTTTGCCTTGTAAAACTCTTGTCTTTGTGCAGGACTCATCTGCGCAATCATCGAGGCTTCTTGCTCTGCTGCTATCTCGCGCATAGCTTGCTCTCGAAGAGCATTATTGTTACGAACTAACTGATTGTTGATCTCGGTGATTTTGTTTTGATTAATGATGCGCTGATTATTGGCAGCCTTGATATTCTTGGCATTGCGCACATCATCAACTATACCAAAGACTTGGTCACTTAGACCCTTTCCAAGTGAATTACCTAGCTTTGCTGCGGACTTTGGGTCTAGCATTAGTCATCTCCTAGCGATTTTTATTAAAATGTAACAAAAATTCACGTAAAATAACTAAAATTCATATGTACTATTTATAGGTTATAGTGTATTATGGGAGATAATGGAGATTGATTATGAAGAATGGATTTACCTGCAGTACATTTGATCTGCTTCATGCCGGTCATATTCTTATGCTACAAGAAGCAAAACAACATTGTGACAAACTTATTGTAGGATTACAAACAGACCCCACAATAGACCGACCAGACACTAAGAATAAGTCTGTACAATCTATAGTAGAGAGGCAGATACAGCTAGAAGCTGTAGAATATGTTGACTATATTTTTATTTACGAGACAGAAAAAGATCTTATGGATCTACTAACAGTCCTAGATATTGATATTAGATTTGTCGGTGAAGAGTATAAAGACAAAGATTTTACAGGAAAACAGTACTGTATTGACAACGGGATATCGATACACTATAATTCCCGTAAACATAGGTTCTCTACAACCGAGTTAAGACAGAGAGCTGGACTTCCCAAGACGGATATATAATAGACCTGTCCAATTCGGGACAGGCTAAAAAACCGGAGCGCGGTAGTGAAACAGTATCACAGTGGAGTCATAATCCCCAATTCTAGGTGCAACTCCTAGCTGCGCAACCAACAGAAGGACAAAACATGAAGAAACCGCATTTAGTCCTAGCTATAGGACTACTTACGTTGTTTTCATTGAATTCGACTGGATATGCTCAAGACAAGTCGAGCATAATTGAATTAGTCAGTAAGAAAGCAACAGAACATAACGTACCTGTAGCGTTAGCGCAGGCCGTTATTAGCCTGGAGTCAAACTACAACACGCACGTTACAGGAGTTCGAGGGGAATATGGCCTTGGACAGATTAGATGCTCAACAGCAAAGAGCCTAGGAATGGTTGGAAAGTGTGACAAACTTAAAGACCCTGAGACTAATCTGGAATACTCCATGGGTTATCTCAAATATGGTTTAGATATATCAAATGGCGATGTAAGACAGGCCGTTAACTACTACGCGAGTGGCATAGTAGGAGTATCTAAGAATACCAGATACTATAAGGAGATAATGAAAAGATTATAAGGAGTGCATGTCTAGCCGGGGATGCTAGCACCGCCTTGAAAGCGGTAGGAGCCGAAAGGCCAGGGGTTCGATTCCGCCATCACTCCGCCAGTTAGCGCTGGTCCCGTCGCTTAAAACGGGACACCAATTACTTTGATGGGTCTATGTTCTTGATCTTCTCAGCGTATAGACTGATGCTGTGATCTTCTATAGCGTCAACCCATTTACCCTGTTTCCAAGATCTTATGTGGGCTCTCCACTTATCCTTAATTCTCTGCCACTGTGTCAACTCGCGTATGTTTCCATAGAAGTTGATATAGTGAAGACTTCCATGATGTCTAAATCCTAAAAATACAGGTGGAACATTTGTGACACCATCATTGCAGTTAACAAAGCGATGATGCTCTACTGGAAAATAGTCGACATACTTTTGGCTTCCAACTCTAGGACTTCCGTATGTGAATAACATCTTAGGAGTTAGATTTGCGAACTCAAGTTCTTGGGCTATATAGGTTGCCATTGCAGCCCCTAGGCTATGACCGGTAATCCATATGTTGCGACCAGGATATCTCTTAACATAGTTAAACATCATTGGCATGATCTTACGGGCTTCTTTTCTAAAGCCAGAGTGTACAAAGCCAAAGCCATGTGTTTTTGGAATAGTGTCTAGATCTGCTAGTAAGTCATTAACGGAGGTTGGTTGTGTGCCTCTGCATGTCAGGATTAAGTCTGTGTCATTGCAAGCTGCATGACCCTGTGCTCCTGCATTATCAAAGAATACATAGTTACCTAAACCTAGGTCATTAAATTCTTTACTACAATCATCCTTATAGGCAGCACCAGCTAATACTGCAAATTGATAGGCTTTCTCTAGGAAACTTAAATCATTTATCATAGTGTTGCTCCAATAAAGATATATAATAAAGCATATTTATACGGTCGGTTAGCTCAGTTGGTAGAGCATCTCGTTTACACCGAGAATGTCGGCGGTTCGAGCCCGTCACCGACTACCAAGTTTTAGAGTGAGTTCAGCAACTAAACAACTCCGCTCACATGATGGAAAAAAGTGTAACCTGTTGATTTTATTGAGAAAATACTAACTCATTGAAATATAACGATTTTTTTATAGAAAAAACTCAATGATTTCAAGGTCATATTTCTGTTGACTTTATATCCGTTCTATCCTATTATAATAATATAAGGAATGGAGATAATCGATGAACACTATTATTGTATGATGATCATGGACCAAGTTGATATTCAAGCCCAGGACAAGTCTGGGGTATTCCGCCATAATTTGTGAAAATAGTTGTGTACATAATGTCAGAACCATGCTATATATAAGAATATAAGCAATGGAGATAAAGATATGTCCGACGCCGATATAATCAACGCGAGAATCAAGCTTCTCAAAAAAAGAGTCTCTCAGCTTTGGGTAAAGCATATACTACATCAGCGTTCTACCGCACTTGGCAAACCCAGTATTGGTGCTCTCACAGAAGCGGAGATTGATGAGGTCAAGGCTTATAGGGATGAGATCCCTGCCCTAGAGCAACTTCTCGCGAAGAAGGATTAATGATATGAAGCCGTTGATAGTTATTGGTGTAGTTGTTGTTGGTGTTGTGAGTCTCGCCGTTGCAGCTGGTATATATGATCAGAATCAATGGAATGATTTTTCCGCAGCTCACGATTGCAAGTTGGTTGGTCATAAGAACTCAACTGTTGGCTATGGTTTGACACCGTCTGGCAAAATGGGCACGGTAATCCTTCCTGAAGAAAATTCATATCTTTGCAATGATGGTGTAACATATACCCGTTAATTATACAGGAAATGGAGATAAAGATATGAAAACACAATATCGAATCTTTATGGTAGAATCAGAACGTGGTTGGGGTCAGAAGTACTGGCACTAAGATTACGATTCTTATGAAGAAGCAAAAGAGCGTATTCGTTCTATCAATGCAGATAATACTGCACCAACCGCTCCTGATTGGTACATGCAAGCAGAAGATCGTGTTGAAGTAGTCGAAGTTAAAGTATAAAAAGTTTTAGGGTCAGTTCAGCAACCAACCTGCTCGCACAGATAGCAAAAAGTTGACCCTGTTGATTTTAGGATCTTTACAGCACAATTGCCGTAAGGCACTTTTTTATGGAAAAAGCAGAATAGATCCTGTCGATTTAGATTCAGTTCCGCAACCCTCAAAATTTGTATCGAAACAAACAAAAGTTGAATCTGTAGTAAAATGGAGAAGTGATATGACTACATTTGCAAGCGCTGTTCAAAATCAGTCTGATAGAACTACAAATGGCATGAAGGCTCGTGCATCTACTGCTAACGCTCTTACTGACTTGTTCTTCAAGATTGGTGCTATGCGTGGGCAAAACGTAATTCCTGCTTTCACAGCAGCTCGTGTTCAAGATGCAGATATCGCTGGTCGTATTGCATTGTGGGCTCGTGACATCCGTGGTGGTGCTGGTGAGCGTAAGATCTTCCGTGACATCCTTTTGGATCTTGCTAAGACAGATCAGGATCGTGCACGTGCAATGATCATGAAGGTACCAGAACTTGGTCGTTGGGATGACTTGCTCGTTCTAGTTGATACTGAGTTAGAAGGCTTTGCTTTCTCATTCATCTATGCTGCTCTTATGCAGGGCAATGGTCTTTGTGCAAAGTGGATGCCTCGTCAGGGTGAAGTAGCTGCAAAGCTTCGTAAGCACCTTGGTTGGACTCCTAAGTTCTATCGTAAGCGTCTGGTTGAATTGACACAAGTTGTTGAGACTCAGATGTGTGCAAAGGACTGGGATAACATTAACTTCAACCACGTTCCTTCTGTTGCTTCTTCACGTTATAAGAAGGCATTCTCACGTCACACTGAGAAGTATAAGGAATGGGCTGCAAAGCTTGTCTCTGATAAGCCTGAAGATCGTGCAGAGGTTAAGGTTAATGCTGGTGCAGTTTATCCTTACGATGTTATTAAAGGTGTTTGGCCTTCTGGTTATCGTAATAACTATGATCAGTCTAACATGAACCACATCTTGGCTCAGTGGGAAGCATTGCCTAACTATGTTGGTGATGCTAATATTCTTCCACTAGTTGACGTTTCAGGTTCTATGATATCTAAGGCAGGTGGCTATAACTCTAAGTCTTCTGTTACTTGCTTGGATGTATCTGTGTCTCTAGGTCTTTACCTTGCAGATAAGAACAAGGGTAAGTTCAAGGATACCTTCTTGACTTTCTCTGAAAAACCTAAGCTTCTTAATCTCACTGGTAATATCCTTGATAAGATGAAGCAGATGGTATCATCTGAATGGGAAATGAACACTAACCTTAATGCAGCTATTCAAAAGATCTTAGATGTTGCTATTGAGAATAATGTTCCTCACGAAGAGATGCCAGCAGCTCTGTTGATTCTGTCTGACATGCAATTTGACCAATGCGCTTGTTTCGACGACTCAGCAATGCAGATGATTGCGCGTAAGTATGCAGAGGCCGGCTACACAATTCCTAACATTGTGTTTTGGAACCTAAATGCTCAAGACAATGTTCCTGTCAAGTATGATGTGCGTGGTGCTGCTTTGGTATCTGGTTTCTCTCCAGCAATTGTTAAGTCAGTTCTGGCAGCAGATCTGGATAACTTTACACCAGAAGCTATTATGCTCAAGACAATCATGTCTGAGCGTTATGACTACTAATAAATAGAGGGGAATCCCTTCCCCCTCTATACGCGGACGTAACTCAGGGGTAGAGTTTTTGCTTGCCAAGCAAAATGTCGTGGGTTCGAATCCCATCGTCCGCTCCAATATAAGTGGTTGTGTTTTTGCTGAGAAGAAACACACGTAAGAGAAACTCAGAATCTGCCACTTATTAATATGGGGTGCTAGTGATAACGGGAGCACATCTGCCTTGCACGCAGAAAGACAGGGTTCGATTCCCTGGCATTCCACATTGAAAGACTCTGCTGTATAAATAGTTCGTAAACCCTATTGCAGCAGAGTCTTTCTTATGAAATATCTCATATATAAAATCACCAATTTAGTCAATAGAAAATACTATATTGGAAAACATCAGACTAAAGACTTAAATGATGGATATATGGGTTCTGGTAAACTCTTAAAAATAGCTATCAAGAAGTATGGGATTGAGAACTTCAAAAAAGAAATACTTCATATCTTTGATAATGAAGAAGATATGAATAATGCAGAAAAAGAACTAGTCGTCATTTCTGAAGAAACGTATAATCTTTGTGAAGGAGGTCGAGGAGGATTTAGCTATATAAATCGTACCAGAAACCATCATGAACATAATCAAAAAATAGCTGACAAGCGTGACTATTCAAAAACAGATACTTCTTACGTCACAACAGAATGGATAGAAGAGAAAAGAGTTTCAGCAAAACAACATTGGAAAAACGGTACATATACTTTCATTCCAGATACAACTGGTATGAAACATACTGATGATGTAAAAAAGAGAATGAGTGAAGCACATTCTGGAAGTAAAAATTCTCAATATGGAACGTGTTGGGTTACAGACGGTTCAAATTCCAAAAAGATAAAGAACGAAGAATTAAAAGAATATCTAGACAATGGGTTTGTTAAAGGCAGACGTATTAAGCGACCGTAGTCCAACTGGTAGAGACACTAGCTTGAGGTGCTAGGCGTTGGAGGTTCGAGTCCTCTCGGTCGCACCATATATAGATTAGCGCTGACATAGCACAGTGGTAGTGCACATCATTGGTAATGATGAGGTCGACAGTTCGATCCTGTCTGTCAGCACCATTGGGGGTTAGTTCAGTTGGTAGAACGGCAGACTCTGACTCTGCATGTCCGAGGTTCGAGTCCTTGACCCCCAGCCATTTCTTGAGGGGTCGTCTAACAGGTAGGACAGCGGACTTTGACTCCGTCAACCTAGGTTCGAATCCTAGTCCCTCAGCCAAAAATAGTTGTGTACATTATCTAAAAACTGGTTTAATATATATAAATGGTTAACGAGGGATATAAATATGAACCAGAGACCAGGTAAGACACATTCGGCGGTACTTCGTGACGGAGACCGTATTGCATTACGTGATCTAGTTGATTTTTGTAAGTCTGCTAAAGAGGACTTAGAAAAGGAAGGTGACCAAGACGCTGCCTTCAGGTTTGAGATGTTAGAAGAGTATCTTCGTACAGGTTACCAAGGCGGTAAACTGATATACAAATCTAATATTCTCGGGCTCTAACTGCCCACGTAACCCAACGCAGAGGTAGGAGACTTAAAATCTCTAAAGTGTCAGTTCGAATCTGACCGTGGGCACCATTATTATAACCAAGGAGTAATAAATGAAAAAGACCCTATTGACTATTGCTGCTCTTGTTGCAGCAACATCCGCATATGCTACTGATCTTCCTAACAAGAAGAAGGCACCATTGCCTACCCCAGTCGCAGCTGCTGCTGTTCCAGCAGAAAGCACCGATAGTTTGACAGCTGCTTATGGCCAGGATACGGCTGTTGGCGACTTAGGTTCCAAGACTGATGACATCTATCAGCTTACCTACACCCACAAGCTAGGCAATGGCTTTGCTGTCGGTGGTATGGCACAGACAACCCAAGTTCCTGGTTCACAGCTTAACCAGAACCTTGAGGCACAGGCTAGCTACACTCTTCCAGTAGTAACCGGCCTCTCAGTAACCGGTAAGGTTGGTGTCGGTGAGAAGTTCACTACTGCTAACTTCCCATACGTTGCAGTCTACGGAAGCGCAGACTACAAGGTCATGGATAAGCTTACATGGAATGCAGTCAGCTATCGTTACCGTACTGCCTTTGATACCAACACTTATGGCTATCAGAGCAACCAGCTTGGTACCGGTGTGACATATGACGTCACTCCAGTCTATGCTGTCAGCGCAAAGTACTACCGTAACTTTGATACGACATCGAACTTTAATGCTACCGGCGATCAATTTATGCTCGGTCTGACTGCCAAGTTCTAATACTTCTGACATTAAAAAAATAGCGCTGGGATCCGTCCTGGCGCTATTTTTTTATGTACATTAATCTAAATATGGTGTACACTGAGAATATAGCCAATATGGAGATTGATCATGTGGAACGAAGAAGATATGAACCGTTACTCTGCCCAGCTGGAACTCCAAGAGACTTTAGTCCTGCGTGCTATCCTTGAGGAGGGGCTTGGAGATGTTCGTGATGTAGTTACATTTGTAGCTTCTCACACCAAAGACTACGACCTGGATTATATCGAGTGTGTCTTTAACATGACAACTCAGCCAGCTCGTATCCCTTTAGATACTCTTGGAGTCTAACATGCGTAAGCTAGCTATTGCTACTGCTCTATCCCTATTAGTTACACCGGTCATGGCAGGAGATTATTACCGCCATGACCACTACCACTATAACCGTGGCGGAGGGGGTAACTGGGTTGCACCGTTGGTTGGTGGAATGATTTTAGGTGGAATTATTGGCAATATGAACCAAAGACCTTACTACACAGATATTGAGCCAAATCCATATGACCAACCAGTGTGTCATCGCGTATTTGCTGGATATGACTATTATGGTCGACCACACTTTCGTGTAATATGTGATTAATTATCATGTACACTGTTAATGTTCGTACCTCATTACGAGGAAAGAGACAATACGTTATAACACGTAATCAGCGAATTGTAATTATAACAAATTCGTTGATTGTAGCTAATGGATATTTAGAGATCAACTCTGCTTATCAACAGTCTTCTTCGCCTCATCAAGATATCTCTTGATCGAGGTGACACTATTTTTACAGACACTGTTATTCTTATTTAATTCAAATAGCAACTTTGCTACTTGAAGATCTGTAAGAGTTTTTGGATCTGGCAAGTTACTTACAGTTGGACAGTTATACATCGAGTCGCTAGGTACTATAACGACTTGTTCTTTTGTAGTAAGTAGTTGAGTGTCTGAGGTTGTCTGACAACCAGTAAGTGCTAAAGCTATAAAAGGGATTAACTTCTTCATTTTGTATTTCCCTTCATCTGCGACACAGTATTCTTTAAGATTATCGTAGCTGGCTTCTCAAGCAGCTTTGTTTCTGCTGAGTATAAATAATCTTCGAGACTCTTCATCTTTGTATCGATCTCTTGATTTTGCGCAGTTAGATCTTTCTCAATATCTTTTTGTTTGGAATTTAACTCGTCCATCTTGGCCTGGAAAGCCTGCTGGTCTTTCATGACCTGCTCAAGCTGCTTCTGGTTATATGCCATTAAAGCTTGCTTTTCTACTTGGGTTTTCCAATAAGCAAATCCGCTCGATAGTATGACAAATATGAATATATAAAACTGTAGTCTTGCAACCATAATGAACCTCCCATTTTTTTGTATTTATAGGAAATTGATATGAAAGTATATATTGGTCCCTACACTCCTCATTGGTCGACACAACAACTCGAGCAGTCATACTTGGCTATGATGCACAAAGTCGAGTACGGTTGGCAGGTCGAAGAGGAAGAATATACCAAGCTTGACAAGGTTGTTATCTGGCTTATCGACAAGTGGCAAGACGTACTAAATCTTACTATCAATAAGTTCTTTGCATGGAAGAACCGTAAGATTAAAGTTCATATTGATGGATATGATGTATGGTCTGCGGATCATACTCTTGCCTATATAATCCATCCTACTCTTGTCAAGTTAAGAGAAGTAATGCATGGATCCCCGCTCGTTGATGACGAGGATGTTCCCGATTATTTAAAGTCAACCGCTGCTCCTCCAAAAGAGAATGAGTATGACACAGATGACAATCATCACGACAGATGGAAGTGGGTACTCGACGAGATGATCTGGGCATTCTCTCAGATTCTCGATGAAAATGCCGACTCACAATTCCATACTGGTAACTATGATATTAGGTGGGAAGAGACCGTGATCAACGGTAAGAAGATGTATGAGATGGTCCACGGACCAAACAATACACACGAGTTTGACAGAGAGGGATACGATAAGTGGAATGCTCGTATCTCCAATGGACTTATCCTTTTTGGTAAATACTATAGAGGGTTGTGGGACTAAAAATAATAATAACAAGGAGTTCCAATGGACACAGTCTATGGATTAGGAGTAAGTAACTTAATGGTCATGCCTGAGGAGATGGTGATTAAAGCCGCCAAAGACATGGAGAAAGAAGATCCTGATAATAATTTTTCTATGCTACTTAAGGGTGCTCAGAGCTTCAGGATGGTTGGTCTGACACCGATATTTCTGTGTGATACAAACATGCAAAATCTAATGGTTACTACTGAAGAAAAACTTAGAAAAAAATATCACTGAGGGGGTTAACAAACTCACTCTGGATACATATATAGTATATGACGGATCGCTTCGGGTTCCGTTGTATTATTAACCTTGCCTAACAGGAGGTCTACATGACTAAATTTCTATTCGATCACACTTTCGCAGAACTCGATAAGTTCAATAAGTTCTTTGTCGGCGCAGATAAGTTTGCCGACCGTCTCACAGAGACAGCGAACTACCTAGCTAACTCAGCTATGGCTACATATCCACCATTCAACTTAAAAAAGACAGACGATAACGTTTATGTTATCGAGATGGCTGTTGCTGGCTTCGGCAAGCAAGACCTAGAGATGACTCTTGAAGATAACAAGCTTATTGTTAAGGGTTCTACTACAGTCGATACACTAGTTGAAGATGGTGTTAATCAATCTTTCTTGCACAAGGGCATCTCTGATCGCCCATTCACTCGCTCGTTCACACTAGCCGATAATGTTGTTGTTAATAATGCTGCCTTAGTTAATGGTCTATTGAAGATTTGGCTTGAGCACATCATTCCAGAAGACAAGAAACCTAAGAAGATCGACATCACTGAAGTCTCTTCTACAGATAAAATTAAAACTAAGGACTAAAAAATGACACAGATACTAGAAAAGATAAACTCCTGGCTTAAGCGCGAGGAGAGAATAAGACGCACGCGCATAGAACTCAGCCAGCTAACAGATAGAGATCTTGCTGATATTGGTATTAACCGTTGTGATATCAACAGAATTTCTCGTGAGGCTATCAATGTGGCCCTATAATGAAGATGAACTCGTAATCATCAATGAGGGATGCAAGTAATAAATAATGGGGCGTAATGCCCCATTATCATTTTTCGGAGAATTATTATGATTACAAAAGACCACCTAGTATCTTTCTTCGAGGACACAAAGGAGTCTATCGTTGACTCATTCCTCGACCCACTCAATAAAGCTTGTGAAAAGTTTGAGATCAATACACCAAATCGTATGGCCATGTTCCTTGCACAGGTCGGTCATGAGTCTGGCGGATTAGTTCACACAAAAGAGAACTTAAACTATAAAGCTGATGGACTTGTACGTATATTCCCACATTATTTTAAGGACGTTGATCCTGAGGATTATGCACATAATCCAGAGAAGATTGCCAATCGTGTCTACGCAAATCGCATGGGTAATGGTGATGAGGCTTCTGGTGATGGATACAAGTATTGTGGTCGTGGATTAATTCAATTGACAGGCTATAGCAACTATAGCCACTTTGCAGATGACCTTGGAATGAGTGTGGATGATGCTGTGCATTATCTTGAGACACCAGAAGGTGCTGCTATGTCAGCTGCATGGTTCTGGAATAAGAATGGTCTCAACGTAGTTGCCGATGCCGGTGACATTTTAAAGTGTACAAAACGAATCAATGGTGGTACTATAGGACTTGAAGAGCGCACTGCTCTATACGAAGAGGCTCTACAACTCTTCGCTTAATCTATTTTTTATTATGAGGATTTGATGAAGTTTTACACAGACGTATTCATCCGCGGTGGTAAAGTATACTGCCGCGGGTACGACATGGGTATACGCACTAAAGAAGTTGTAAGGTATAAGCCATATTTGTTTCTTCCGTCCGAGAAGGGTAAGTACAAAACTCTAGATGGAAAACCTGTAGATAAGTTAAATTTCGATAGTGTGTATGAAGCTCGTGATTTTATCAAACGCTACGAGGGTGTCGATAACTTTGAGTACTACGGTCTAACCAACTATCAATACCTCTACATCTATGACACTTACAAGGGTGAAGTACAGTACGATCCTGCGACAATCAATGTCGTATCTATCGATATCGAGTGTGCATCCGATGATGGCTTTCCTAATATTCAAGTAGCTGACAAGGCTATCACTGCAATCACTCTTCGCAGCAAGGGTCAGTCAGCCGTGTTTGGTTGTGGCGACTTCTACACCAATGACTCTAAGATCTCCTATCTCAAGTGTGAGGACGAGTATGATCTCTTGCAGAAGTTTCTGCAAGTGTGGCAGTCTGATGCATGGATGCCTGACATCTTAACTGGATGGAATACTGAGTTCTTTGATATTCCTTATATTGTTAATCGTATTCGTCGGCTGCTTGGTGACAAGGAAGTCAACAAGCTATCTCCATGGGGTTTTGTGCAAGAGCGCGAGATCATTCGTGGTAAGTCTGTAGCTAGAGGTGGTAAGGATATTGAGAACCGTAAAGATGTTGTGTACGATATTGCAGGTATCGCGTCACTCGATTATCTAGAGCTCTACAAGAAGTTCTCCTTCTCTAATCAAGAGTCGTATAAGCTTGACTATATTGCTCAGGTAGAACTGGGTGAGAAAAAGATCGACTACTCAGAGCATGGATCTCTTCTTGATCTCTACAAGAATAACTTTCAGAAGTTTATTGAGTACAATATTCAAGACTGTATTCTTGTCGACAAGCTTGAAGATAAACTAAAGCTCATCGAGCAGGTCATGGCTCTTGCTTATGATGCTAAGGTCAACTACAACGACACTATGGCGACTGTTAAGCCGTGGGATATTATCATACACAACTATCTGCTAGATCATAATATCGTCATCCCTCAGTCTACACGCCATGCTATGCCTATGGCATTAGTCGGTGGTCACGTTAAAGATCCTAAAGTAGGACTTAGTAAGTGGGTTGTGTCATTCGACTTAAACTCACTGTATCCTCATCTTATCATGCAGTACAATATTAGTCCTGAGACTTTAGTTGCTAGGGCAGGTAACTTTCCTACAATTGATAGTCTATTGACAGGTGAACACAACTTTGTACCTAAAGATGAGAATGACATAGGTTTCTCAGTAGCTGCAAACGGATGCCACTACAGAAGATCTAAACAAGGATTCCTCCCTGCACTAATGGAGAAGATGTATAATGACCGCTCGATGTATAAGAAAAAGATGCTCGAGGCCAAAAAGAAATATGAGAAAACCAAGTCTAGTGAAGATGCCAAGGCAGTCGCACGTTACCACAATATGCAGCTTGCGAAAAAGATTCAGCTTAACTCTGCTTACGGTGCCCTCGGGAATGAGTTTTTTCGATGGTTCAGCTTCGACAATGCGGAGGCCATAACCACGTCAGGCCAGCTCTCTATTCGCTGGATCGAGAAGAAGATGAATGAGTTCTTGAACAAGATGCTCAAGACTAATAAGGACTACATCATTGCCTCTGACACTGACTCCATCTATATCGAGCTTGACGGTCTTGTTAGTAAACTCGGTGGACTAGATGATGAATTAAAGATCGTAAAGGTTCTAGACCACTTTATCGAAGAGCGCATTCAACCTTACATGAATGAGTGCTATCAACAACTCGCTGACATGATGAATGCCCGTGAGCAGAAGATGCAGATGAAGCGTGAGACGATCGCCAGCAAGGGTATATGGATCGCTAAGAAGATGTACATGCTAAACGCATGGAACATCGAGGGTGTACAGTACGATGCTCCTAAGTTAAAGATCTCAGGTCTGTCTGCTGTTCGTTCGTCTACACCTTACTCTTGCCGTGAGAACATTAAGAAAGCTCTCACTATCATCATGAATAAGTCCGAAGACGATCTTCAGAAATTCATTGAGGACTTCCGTGCTGAGTTTATGCAGTTACCATTTGAGCAGGTAGCATTCCCACGTGGTATCAAGGGTATGGAGAAGTATCGCAACTCTAGGACTATCTACGAGAAGGGTACACCTATTCAAGTCAAAGGTGCACTGCTGTTTAACCACGCTATACAACGCAATCAGGTTAAGAATGTCGCTCCTATTAAGAACGGCGACAAGATTAAGTTCGCGTATCTTAAGTTCCCTAATCCTATTGGCGACAGTGTGATCTCTGCACCTGACACTCTGCCTCCTGAGTTAAATGTTGATAAGTACATTGATCGTAACATGCAGTTCGAGAAGGCCTTCCTCGACCCGCTCAAGTCTATCACAAACGTCATCGGTTGGCAGACCGAGAAGGTCGCAAACTTGGAGAGCTTCTTTGGCTAAGAAACCTGTAGTTAAACCCAATAATGATTTTGGATTTAGTCTCGTATCAGAGGCAGATCTCAAGCAACAAGAGCAGCAGACGATCGATAAAGTTCGTGGGCTAAGAGATATGATTATGCCATTTCTTAATAATCTGACAAAGAATCCAGAAAAGGAATACATCATGTGGCCTGATCGTGCAAAGAAGGTCGAGGAGTTTATTAAGAAGATTAATGACTATGTGGACAGCGAATAACTGTTTACAAATATACAATATTGTGATATACTGAATAATGATGTAATATTGGAGATATAAATGTCACTACGCGATAAACTTATTAAGAACTCAACCATCGATATGACTGCCACACTCACTGACAGTAAGATCTTTACTAAGAAAGATATCATCTCGACACCAGTCCCTATGATTAACGTAGCGTTGTCTGGATCAGTCGATGGTGGATTGACGCCAGGCCTAACGATGTTGGCCGGTCCCTCGAAGCATTTTAAGACTGGCTTCGCGCTCTTAATGGCGTCTGCATTCTTGAAGAAGTATAAGGATGGTATCGTACTATTCTACGACTCTGAGTTCGGCACACCTCAAGCATACTTCAATACCTTTAATATTCCATTCGACTCGGTGGTGCACACACCTATCACGGATATCGAAGAGTTAAAGTTTGATATCATGCAGCAGATGAAAGAGTTGACACGCGGTGAGCATGTCATGATCGTTATCGACTCTATTGGCAATCTTGCTTCTAAGAAAGAAGTTGATGATGCTATGGACGGTAAGTCTGTAGCTGATATGTCACGCGCTAAACAGCTTAAGTCTCTGTTCCGCATGATCACACCTCACTTGACACTTAAAGATATTCCTATGGTTGTGATTAACCACACTTATAAGACTATCGAGATGTACTCGAAGGATGTTGTCGGTGGTGGCACAGGATCGTACTATGGATCTGATAACATCTGGATCTTAGGTCGTCAACAAGATAAGGATGATAAAGATATCAAGGGCTATCACTTCATCATCAATGTGGAGAAGTCACGCTATGTTAAAGAAAAATCAAAGATACCAATTACTATCTCTTATGAAGGCGGCATCAATAGATGGTCTGGCCTTCTTGATATCGCTGTTGATGGTGGGTATATTATTAAGCCAAAAGTTGGCTGGTATGCTACAGTAGACAAAGAGACTGGTGAAGTACATACACCTAGTATGCGCGCTGGCGACATCGTAGACAATAAAGAGTTTTGGATGAAGCTCTTTAAGGAAACAGACTTCGCTAAGTATATCGAGAACCGCTACATGATGGGTTCAGGCGGAGCAATCTTAGGAGATGACGATGAAGATAACTGAGTACACGAATAGCGATAAGACGCGAGTAGCCAAGATACACCTAAACAAAGAAACACTGTCTATTGAGTTCATTGATAACGATGTGAATATTGGTGACATCGAGTATCCTGGTAAGAGTATGCACTATGTAGAGAGTGCTGCTCGCAACTTTACAGATGGTGTGTTTAAGGTAGAAGATGTCAGACAGCATCTGTAAGGGTTCTTGTTGTTTTAGAATGAATGACTATGTCTGCAGCTCTTGTGGTAGATCATCACAGGAGGCTGCAGACTGGTACACTGCTAATACAGAGCAGAAGAGAGAGATTAAAGAGCGGGCCGCAGGGAGATTAGATGAGTATCGAAAAGTTAATATTCAGCAACTTGATATTGAACCAGGATTACGGCCGCAAGGTAATACCGTTTCTGAAGGATGAGTACTTCTCTGACTTCACAGACAAGAATGTATTTAAACTCATTAACACGTATGTCGATAAGTACAACTCCTTTCCTACTAAGGAGGCTCTACTCGTAGACCTTCGTAATCAAGATAACATTAGTCAAGAGACGTATGATAAGTCTAAGGAGTTAGTCGATGGCTTATCGACAGATGATAAAACGAAGATCGACTGGCTACTCGACCAGACAGAAAAGTTCTGTCAAGAGAAGGCCGTATACAACGCGATCATGTCCTCGATCCAGATCTTGGATGACAAGACAGGAGCTAAGTCGAAGGGTTCTATTCCCCAAATTCTCTCAGATTCCTTGGCTGTATCATTTGACACTCACATCGGGCATGACTTCCTTGAAGATGCGGATGGCCGTTTTGAGTTTTACCACTCAAAGGAAGTCCGCATACCGTTCGACCTCGACTACTTTAATAAGATTACGCAGGGCGGTCTTCCACGAAAGACACTCAACATTGCTCTCGCCGGTACAGGTGTCGGTAAATCGCTCTTCATGTGTCACTGCGCATCGGCTAACCTCATGGCTGGTCTCAATGTTCTATACATCACTCTAGAGATGTCTGAAGAGAAGATCGCAGAGCGTATTGATGCTAACTTACTTGACATCGATATCGCACAGCTTAAAGACATGCCGAAGGATATGTACGATCGTAAGGTAGTCAAGCTTCGTGAGAAGACTAAGGGCAAACTTATCATCAAGGAATATCCTACAGCGTGTGCCGGCTCTGGTAACTTTAGGCACTTACTCAACGAGCTGAAGATCAAGCGCAACTTTATTCCAGATGTTATATATGTCGATTATCTAAATATATGCATGTCGTCACGCTTGAAGGCTGGTGCTAACGTTAACTCATACACGTATGTCAAGGCTATCGCCGAGGAGCTTCGTGGACTAGCAGTTGAGTTCAACGTTCCACTTATATCAGCCACGCAGACCACCAGGTCTGGCTACTCTAACAGTGATGTTGGACTCGAGGACACCTCAGAGTCGTTTGGTCTTCCTGCTACCGCAGATCTGATGTTTGCACTCATCTCTACCGATGAGTTGGCAGAGTCAAGTCAGATCATGGTTAAGCAGCTGAAGAATCGTTATGCTGATCCTAACAGCATAAAGAAGTTTGTGTTGGGAGTTGACAGGAGTAAGATGAGATTATTTGATACAGACGAAGCAGATATTGACGTGCCTATCATGGATACGACTAAGTTCGGCCATGAAGACAATGAGAGATCTAAACCTAAGTTCGATAAATCAAAGTTTGCGGGGTTTAAATGACATCCTATAAAGTAAAGAAGTTCGATTCGTTGTATGGTGTAGTCGAGAGTGCAACGAACCATATCATCTTTGAGAGCAATGACGAGCACAAGGCTAAGACTATGTCACGTAAGCTAAACTTCGGGGCAGCATTTGATGGCTGGACACCTAACTTTTTTACAAAAAAAGCGAATGTGGATCAGATTTTTGCTAGGGTTTCTGATAAATAACTGCAAAGAATGGTATGTTTTGCTTGTGCACAGCAAAGAGGCAAGTCGTAAAATCGAGGAAAAGCTGGGAGAAAACGGTGGGGTTCCGCCCAGCCATACTATTTTTATAACACTGAGAAGGGGTGGATCCAAAGGGTCCACCCCTTTTTCATTATAAATATAGTAAAACATGGAGATTATTATGTCAGAAACCTCATACCAATATGAGCGTGATGTCGCTAATCATATTAATGGAACTATAAAGGGTCTTATGGCTGAAAGACCTAAAGTTAGTACATCTTTTCCTGACGTGCGAATGAAGTATAAGAATTTAAACGAGATATGGTTAGAAGTTAAGATGAACCACACAGACAACATGATGAATCCTAGATTCTCATATGTAGATGGTAAGTGGATTACTCCTGAATCATACAAATCTCCTGGCACAGATAAATTATGTGAATATTGGAATGCTAGCCAAGAAGCTAAAGCATGGATAGACAATTTAAAAATACATTTATTAAAGAATAATTTTAAAGGTGATGTTAGTAAAATTAGTCTATACTCGTCGAAGACTGACAGAAAGAAAGACTCTAATAGTATCTATGTTGATGAGATGAAGGGTTATCTTGAAACTCTTACAAATAAAAATATTTGTAAAGTATCTAATGTTAATGTAGGCGAGCTCGCTACTCTTCATTATCTAAAAGGCAAAGCTGCAATTGCATATTATCTTAGTTCAGGTGATGACTTTTACCAGTTTGGGACTGATAATCCATTTAGAATACCAAATGTACCAGTATTTGCCACATCGGCCGGAACAAATGATATAGTTCTTCGCGTAGGTGATAGGTCATCTAACTTTGAAATTCAAGCAGAAGTTAAAGCTAGATATTTACAAAAAAGCACCTATAGCGTAAAGCCTGGTTCAGCTAAGTTAAATCCATTTAGATTTATAGATCCTAAACTTTAAGAAGAACATATAATGATTACATTTAAAACATTTTTAGTCGAGTCTTTAGACGTTGATAAGCTTAAACATCTCGAACACGCTGAGGATCATATTATCCATGGTGGTCATGAAGGTGTAGGACATGCCGCAGACACTCTAGATGACATTGATAACTTCCTTAAGACAGGAGCCGGCGGTTCTACTATCACTACAAAATATGATGGTTCTCCGTCGATTGTGTTTGGTGTTAATCCAGAGAATGGTAAGTTCTTTGTAGGATCTAAGTCTGTCTTTAACAAAGAGCCAAAGATCAACTATACGGTTCAGGACATCGAGAACAATCATGGCCATGCTCCTGGTCTTGTAGCTAAGCTTAAAGCCGCGCTAGAACATTTACCAAAGATCATGCCAAAGAATGAGAAGGGTAAACCTGAGGGAGTCTACCAGGGAGACTTCATGTATGACAAAGGAGATCTATCAGGTGATGAGAACTCAAGCGATTATAGCTTCACTCCTAACACGATCACTTACTCTGTTCCTAAGAATGGTCCTGAAGGTCGTAAGATTAATAAGTCTGAGATGGGATTTGTTGTACACACGAAGTATGAAGGTAAAACACTGGATGACATGAAAGCTGGTTTTGATGTGGATCAGGATGCTTTCCAGAAAGATCCTGACGTAAACATAATCAATCCACAGATTGACCAATCTAAGACACGTTATTCTTCCTCGATGCAGAAAGAGTTTGAGAAGCATAAAGAAGAAGCTGCAAAAGTATACTCAGATATGGATCCTGCAACTCTAGATGATCTAGAGAAGCATGAGATAACAATGAAGACATATATCAACTCGACAGTTCGTGATGACACCATTCCTTCTATTGGAGGATACATACAGTTCCTTGAGGCCAAGAAGAAGAAAGATATGGATAAGGCTAAGTCTGACAAGGGCAAGCAGAAGATAGCAGCAGCCGCAGATGAAGTTATAGACCACGCTAAAGAAAAGAAAGATGAGTTTAAGAAACTCTTCGAGATGCACGGTCATCTACAAAAGGCTAAAGATGTTCTTGTCAAGGCTATAGGAAATCCTACACCATATAAGCATACTGTTGGCGGTAAAGAAGTTAAGCCAGAAGGATTTGTTGCTACACGTAATGGTAGACCTACAAAGCTTGTGGATCGTGCAGAGTTTAGTAAGAATAATTTTGCTAATAATCGTGGTAAGGGTGATCCTGATGCTACTCCTGCAGAAGAGTCAGATACTAAGAACCCGCATGTCATGGCATTTGGCCGCATGAATCCACCAACCGCTGGCCATAAAGTACTTACTGATAAGGTACTTGAGTTAGCTAAAGACAGAAAAGCCGGTCACACCGTTGTGCTTTCAGGAACACAAGATCCAGAGAAAAATCCACTTACACCGGAACAAAAGGTAAAGCACGCTAAGCGCATGTTCCCTGGTGTTAATGTAGAGGCTGCTGGTAAAGATGCACCTACTGTTATTGAGCAAGCAAAGAAGCTAGCTGCCAAGGGCATCGACCATCTCATAATGGTTGCTGGATCAGATCGTGTCGATGAGTTTAAGAAGTTACTCGATACATATAATGGTAAAGAGTATAACTTTAAGAGAATCGATGTCGTCTCAGCAGGAACAAGAGACCCTGACGCAGATGCTGAGGATCCGTCAAGCGTCTCAGCGACCAGACAGAGATCACACGCCATCAATAATAAGTTTGGTGAGTTTAAGAAGGGTCTTCCTAAAGATATGCAAGATGAGCATGCTAAGGAATTGTTTAATGATATCAAGCAGGGTATGGACATCAAGATCGATCAGGATACCAGTGGAATATCACTTGCAAGATATGCTAAGCGTGATGACGTTATTGGTGTGAAAGCTAGAAAAGAGCAACAGCGCAGAGAGATCATGAAAGAGATGGAAAAGAAAAACAATAAACTAAGGGGTACACCGGCTGCTACTAAGCCAGCTACACCGGCACAAAAGACTGCACCTGCACAAAAGCCGCTAGCAACTAAGAAACCACCTAAACCAAAGCGTACCAAACTATAAATACAAATGCTGCAGAAAGCTACGGCAATCCTGCGTTGTTGTTTGGTTTAAGCCTAAGGGAAACACCAATGTCGAAAGAAATAAGTCTCCAATCTAGTCCTCAGCTAGTTTTCGTAGAGCAACAAGGGGTTGCCGTAGCCCCTTCGCATAAGCAAATAATCTCCCTATACAAGAAGTCAGAGCAGAGTGGCATTCCTTTTGACACCATCTTAGAGGTGTACAAGAGAGGCTTTGCCGCGTCTCTAGACGAGCAGACTGCGTTCAATAGGGTCAACTCATTCATAGCTGGTGGAGCTGCAACAAACCTGGATAAAGATCTATTAGAGAAGCGTGGTCTCTGGGATAACATTGACGCTAAGAGAGAAAGAATCAAGCACGGATCTGGTGAGCACATGCGCAAGCCAGGGTCAAAGGGAGCCCCATCAAAGCAGGACTTTGTTGATTCTCAATCTAAAAAAGAAGAGTATACCGGTGCCGAGAAGGTATCACGTAATTCGGACGAACCGTCCAGCAGATTTATGGGCACAACTGCTCTAACAGATGTGTACAAAAGCCAGACTCCAGGTTATAGTAAGACCCTATCGACAATTAAGAGAGTTGTCAAGGAAATGTATGTTAGAGATGCTTCAGGCAAGAAGATTCCTGTTGAAAAGAAGAAGTTTAGAGGCGCAGACATGAAGATGCACTCAGCTTATCCAGGTAAGAGTTCAAGTTCCGGAGATGGCGGACAATGAAAAGTTTTATAGAGTTTTCAAACTTATTTGAGTGTAATGGCAACTGCACTTGCGGTAAGCATCTTGAAGAGTTAAACAAGAAGGATCAGAATCCTTCTGGTGGTATGTCTAAAGCTGGTGTTGATAGATACAATAGAGAGAATCCAGGGCATCATCTTAAGACTGCAGTCACTGCAGAGCCTTCTAAGTTAAAGGCTGGTAGTAAGGCTGCAAATCGTCGTAAGTCATTCTGTGCAAGAATGGGTGGAATGAAGAAGAGACTAACGGGATCTAAGACTGCTCATGATCCTGATTCACGCATCAATAAGGCACTTAGAAAGTGGCATTGCTGACATGATTAGATTTACACAATTCTTAGATGAAGAGAAGAAACCAGCGTTGCATGTATTTGACATAGATGACACGATGTTTCACACTACAGCTAAAGTACGTGTTAGAAATAGTAGTGGTAAGATAGTTAAGTATCTCAGTAACTCTCAGTTTAATGACTATAAATTAAAACCAGGTGAAAAGTATGACTTTAAAGAGTTTAAGTCTGCAAAAAAGTTTCATGATGAGTCACATCCTATACACAAGATGATAAGCAAAGTTAAGAGAATACACGGTACAGTGAAGAAGAATCCACACAGCAAAGTAATTATAAATACTGCAAGATCTGACTTTGATGATAAAGATAAGTTCTTAAAGACATTTAAGAATCAAGGAATTGATATTGATGACATTCATGTCCATCGCGCTGGTAACATTCAAAAATCTAATGAGTCACCGGCAGTAGCAAAGACAAGAATAATCAAAGACTACATACAGAAACATGGATATAAAAAAGTGATGATGTATGACGATAGTAAGACTAATTTGAGAGCCTTGCTAGCAATGAAGAAGGAACACCCTGGTGTTAAGTTTGTGGCATATCATGCCCAACCAGATGGTTCTATTAAAATATTTAAAGATGGAGATTGAAATGAACGAGAACTTTGAAATACTGTTAGTTATAGCATTTATAGCACTAGCTGGATGGGGTCTTACCAAACTAATGAGTGTTAAAGAGACTGTAAAGGCTGAGCCAGAGCAACCTAAGGAACCTGAAGTTGCGCCTGCGCCTGAGCCTGTTGTTGCAGCTGTAGAAGAGCCAGTTAAGCCTAAGAGAGGCAGAAAGAAAGCTGTACCAGCTACTCCTGCTCCTGTTAAGCCTAAGAGAGTTACAAAGAAGAAGGTAACAAAATAATGGATGAACTGATTGAACAGATGAAAGTTTGCTTGGCCAGCGTGTTTGCGCTGTACCTAAAGACACACTATTTCCATTGGAATGTGGAGGGTCCAAACTTTTATAGCAATCATAAGTTCCTTCAAAAGATGTATGAAGATCTCTTTGAGTCTGTTGATAGGCATGCCGAAGAGATTAGAACATCAAATGGATATGCTCCTGGATCTTTTATTAGATTCAGCGAGCTATCTATCGTTAAGGACGAGACTAATATTCCACCTCCTATGTCTATGATGACAAAACTAATGGATGATAACCTTAATGTTATTAAGTTATTAAAAGATACAAAAGATCTTGCAGAGAAGCAAAACTCTGTAGGCTATTCTAACTTTCTACAAGATAGAATAGATGTACACTATAAGCATCATTGGATGCTAAGATCCATAACAAAGGTTGTCTAAGATGGAAAACAAGTTTAAGTCTCTAGAGTCCGTCATCAGAGAGATGGCTATGAATCGCAACTCGAAGATCCGCATGAAGGATGTCGAGAATGTTGATCGCGAGACATTTAATAAGCGTAATCCAAAGCACATGGATGACAATGTTATGTCTCCTAAGTCAGAGCTAGCAAAGCAAGGCGAGATTAAGACTAAGATTATCGATGAGAAGAAAAAGGTCGAGAAAGAGGACGTTATGTTTGGTAAGGGCCCTCCTGACAATATGTCATCGCCTTCTAATTCTCAGACTCCAGTGACTACAACTACAGACAGTACTCCAAAGATGCCTAATGTTTGGAATAATACTCCTAGTATGTTTCAACCTAAAATGCCTAAGATCACAGAGGCAAAAGATAAAAACTTTGATGATGTAGAGGTTACTGACAAAAAGAATTCACCGTCACCTAGCTCAAAGAAGACAAAGCCAACCGACAGCGAAGATCATGATCTTGATGATGCCAAGAAGGTCAAAGGTGGAACTACTGAGGTCGAGCTTAATCCAAAGACAGATGATAAAGTTAACTCTGAGACAGACGAGGACGACTCTGCTAAGAAGGGTCGTAAGAAGGCTAATAAAGAGATTGGACAGAAAGGTGCACCTATGAAGGAAGAGGTTATCTTTGAGGGTTATCACGTCAAGGATCATGCTACATTTGGTAAGGTTTTAGCTAAGGATGGTAACACCCACCTAGTAGACTATGACACGGCAGATAAGATCTCTGATAAGCATAAAGGTTCGTCTGTCATAAAGACACTAGATAGAAAAAAGTATATTGTCAAGATGCCTGAGCACATGAAACACGGTCAACAAGTAGAAGTAGAAGGATACTAACATGCTAAAATCAAATGGAAACTTAGGTCTATCGGAAGCCATGATTGCGGCTGCTAGAGAGATCCTCGAGAAGAAACTAACTCCTGCACAAGCTAAGAATATCGATAAGAACCATAATGGTAAGATCGATAAGGGTGACTTTAATATTCTTCATAAAAAGAAGATGATGGAAGCTAAATGCCCATCATGCGGTAAGTCACCTTGCATGTGTGAGAGCGTAAAGAAAGAAGAAGTCGAGTTCTCTGATGCTGAGTTAGAGATGATTGCATCAATTGCACAACAGCACGAAGTAGAATAATGAATATATTTGAAAAAGTCATGGGCAAAAAGAAGAGAGAGCCCATGGACAAGCCTACAGTCGGTAACGGTACTGGTCGCCAAAACGGTGACCAGTCCGGTTACAATGATAAGGGTAACGTCACTGACTATACGATCAGTGATGAGTACATTACTGAGTTGTCTCCAAAAATTGTAGGTGCAGTTAATAGAAGAAGAACACTAGGTGATCTTAAGACAGGAACACCTCCTGTACCACATAAAACCGAGGCAGGATATCGCACACTAAAGCGAGCGGTAGACAAGGCAGCCGGTGTTAAGAAGCCTGGGCCATACCAGCTTCCTAAAGTCACAGAGGGTGTTAATGCAGCGACTAGTGCAGGCGGTAAGCAAGTCACACAAAAGGCTCCTGTTGGATCTATAGCTAGAAACGCACCAGCAAGTGCCAGAGCATTACAGACTGCTTCTAATGCTAGAGTCGCCAATAAAGAAGTTAATGCTGACAAGCAAAAAGATACACAGCATAGCGATATGCAAAAAGAGATTCAAAAAAGACAACAAGCATCTAAAAATACATTGGAGAAGGACATGAGCTCGATGAACAAAGAAGAGATCGATCACGTTAACGCAGTATTCGCTAAGAATCTAGAAGAAGGTTTTATTCGCCTAGATGAAAAGAAGTGGATCGCTAACGCTATTAAGAAGCCAGGCGCTATGACTGCAGCTGCTAAGCGTGAGGGTGTGTCTAACTCCGAGTACGAGAAAGAGCACATGCATGACAGCGGTAAAGCTGGTAAGCGCGCGCGCCTTGCTATGACTCTTAAAAAGATGCACGAGGAAAAGACCGATAAAGCTGATGGGGCAAAGCTCGGGCGTCCTTCCACTCAGGATGATCATCCAATTGCACAAGCCCGTAAAGTTATCTCTATGCGCGGTCAGCATAAGTTTACTCACAAAAGTGGTGAGAAACATACGATGGATCCTAAGGTTGCACACCAAATTCTTCACATGCATGACAACATGAAGACATCTGCAGAGAAGGATGAGTTTGCACAGCGCGTACATCACAGCAAGAAGTCAATGGAAGACGCTCTAGCAGGTAAGCCAGCTGAGAAGAAGCCTAAGGTCAGTCTCGCTGGTAAGATCACGGGAACACAGAAATAATGGCACTTAATGCTAACAATATAGTTCAAGCACCTAAGGTTGAGAAGCCAGTTAAAGCTAAATCTCAACCTAATGAGAAAAAGTCTCTAAGCGCTGGATCTATAGTTGTAAAGAATAAGAAACATCTGAAGCCTAAGTATGTGACTCCTGAAGCTGGTGCTCTGACGCCGGTCAAGAAGACTCTAGACCGAAGACCGTCTAAGTACCTAATAGACATGATGACTCCCTAATCTTTAAGAACAATAAATAATAAAAACCAATTCTCTAGGAGGACTAATACAATGGCACAATGGGGTAGAAACGATCAGGCTGTTACTGCCAACAGTACTACTACAAAAGAAACATCTAATGGCGCACCTATCGGAACCTATGCCCGTGTCAAGGGTGATCAGGTCAACCGTGTAGACGGTGCTAATGCCCACTTCGGTAACACGTCAGTAGGTTCCCGCGCCTATACAGACTTTAATATGTTTGGTAACACCACAGTCGGTGCTTTCCAACCTAATATGGCAGTCGGCGTGTTTGCAGTTAACACTGCTCAGATGCAAGCAACAGGCGGTAACGTAGTTATCTCGTTTGTAACATTCGGTGGTTCAGGCTACAATGCAAACGCAAACGTATCATTTGTCTCTACAAATGGTGGATCCGGTGCCGCTGCTAATGCTCAGGTAGCTGGCGGTAGAGTAACAGCAATTAATATCACTGCTGGCGGTAACAGCTATGTCACCGCTCCTACGATTACAATCACACCTCCAAATACTCTTTCAGTTAATGGTAATACTGCGATCAGCAACGATACGATCACGTTTACTTCAGCTAATAGCTACTTCCTTGTAAATGATCAGCTTACTATCACGTCTAATGCATCTTCATTGCCTGGTGGATTAACTAATGGTGGTACATATTATGTCGTACTATCAAATACAACAGCATTTAAGATATCAACTGCACAAGGTGGCACACCTATTGCAATGACAAAAGCTAGCGGAAATAGTACAACTGCTGCTGGTTTTGGCTTCTATGGTACAACAGCAACTGGATATGTCGACACTAACAGTGTTCTTCCACAAGTAACTCATGCTGGTTGGGTTCTACGCACAGAGGGAACCGGTGGTCGTGCAGGTCGTATACAATATGAGACACTAGTTGCTATGGGATCACTTGGTGAGACCGACGGTAAGTATGGTACACCTGCTTCTATATCTTCAAATACCGTTGACCAATACGTCTAAGATTGGATTATAGATAATGGCGAATAACGCAAAGAGAATATCTGAGCTCGGTGTACCTACTACTCTGACAGCAAATGACAGAGTCGTGGTCCTCACCGGGCCAGGAACACCGATTGCCAACGTGCAGTCGATATTGCTACCTAATTTTGGAACAGCACTCGCACAAAATAACTTTCCTAAAGCTAATAGTACATCTGTAGGAATTATCGCTATTGGTGACAGTCTCACGATTGATGCTAATACTGGTATAACTAGCGTAGCTGTGTCAACATCAGGAATTCCTAGTACATCAGTCTCTACAGGTTATCCTGGACAAATAAAAGTCGATACTACTCACCTATATGTATGTGTGGCATTAAACGTATGGAAGAGAGTTCCGCTCGACGCAGCATTCTAATTATGGTACAGTGATGAATTATGAGAGACTAACTGATGATAACTTTTTAATCTATTGCGCAAGACACTATGATAATCCACAATGCTACTCCACCGAGGAGTTCATCGAGGATCTAAAGCGAATTAGATATATCAAGAAATTATTGACAAGATATATAGAGAATGGAGACTTGAAGGAGAGGTTAATACTCAATCATGTCATCATTCTCTGTAACGTTTTTACAGCTGAGCATCTTTGTCGTATACTCTACTTAAAGATGAAAGCACAATTTAGTTACGTTAAGCCTTTTTTGATTCTATTAAATATTATGCCAGATCGAATATACAATATTAAAGACGAAGACAACATAGACTTAAGTATGATACCGATGGATGAACGAATAATCGACGCATTAAGGAAACTATAATGACTGAATCCGCAGTACCAGCAAATGCGATGGGTCCATCGAGTTCTACTTCAGGACCAATACAAACTATCGATCCTATTCTCCAAAGAGAGAAGAAAAAGAAATTAAGAGATATAGTCCCTACACCTATGGTCAAGAGGCTAGTTCCAAATGGTTGAAGATAGCGGATGGATCAACAATAGATTTGATAAGATAGATAGCTGGATGCAGAGATTGACAGAGGTGTCAGTCGATCTCAAGAGTATGCTTGCAGTACACGAGCAGAGATTATCACAACACGATAAGCAGCAAGACTATATGGAAGACATGGTCGAGCAGCGTAGAGTACAGATGGACAAACAAATAGATGATGTGTATAATACGATGAGAGAACAGGACAATAAGATTTTAGACGAGATCCATATCCTTAGAGCAGAGTCAAATAAGCAGCACCAAGAGATGTCTAGTAAGATATCTAAGATGGAGCAGTTTATGTGGATGGCTATCGGTGGTGGTATGGTTGGTGTTTGGTTATTATCGTATGTAGCAAATTACTTCAAGATATTAGGACATTAATATGGAAAAGCTAGCACATCTTATCGGTAAGACATTTGCCGAGTCATCCCAAGAGATTGATGCATTCTCAGCATCAGTAGGTTGCCAGACACTACCATGGCCAGAGGGAATTGGTCTGGTCAGTGAAGATCCAGGCACGATCATTGTATACATAAAAAATGATATTGACGACGTTATCACAGGATTTAAGTTCGTCGCCCCATAAAATAATTGTTTACAAATCCTTCGATTAGTGTATAATAGGACTATATTGGAGAGTAAACATGAACTGGTTAGACCAGAAATACGTCGGTATGTTGTCACACCGGCTAGACAGATTCACACGAAAATCATCAGGTAAGTTTAACTTCCGCTGCCCAGTCTGCGGGGACTCACAGTCTAGTAAGTACAAGGCCAGAGGTTGGATCTATGACAAGCAGGGGCATGGTGTATTCCATTGCTTCAACTGTGAAGTATCTATGGGTGTGCCTAAGTTTATCAAGATGCTTGACCAGGGGTTATACAATGAGTATAACATGGAGAAGATCAGCCAGAATAAGACTCCTGAACAGGTCGACTTAGAGACATTCGTAAACAAGATGAAGCCGCCTGTATTCCGTAAAGAAGGTGTACTGAAGGGCCTTAAGAAGATCAGCCAGCTATCTCCTGATGATCCATTAAAAAAGTATGTCGTCAATCGTATGATACCTAATCCGTATCATGCTAAGATGTTTAAGTGCCCAAACTTCTACGCTTTTGTTAATGACTTAGTACCTGACAAGTTCTCTAAGGAGTCGCTAGACCATGATGAGACACGCTTACTTATTCCTTTTATTAACAAGGAAGGTAAGGTTCACGCTATTCAAGGCAGGTCTTTAAAGAGCACTGGTGTAAAGTACATAACTATAGTATTGGACGAGAGTGTGGAGAAGCTATATGGGTTGGACACGGTTAACTTCGATATTGGATTTTATGTTTTGGAAGGTCCTATCGATAGTATGTTTATTCCTAATAGTATCGCTACTGCTGGTGGTGATATTGTTTCCGCACTACCTAGTGCTTACAAATCAAACGCCGTCGTTGTGTATGACAACGAGCCAAGATCTAAAGACACGATAAAGAAGATCGATAAAGCTATTATGCAAGGTTTTAAGGTCTGTATATGGCCTGAAAATTTAGAGTATAAAGATGTTAATGATATGGTAAAATCGGGCCTCAGCGCAGAGTTTATCAGATATATAATAGACCAAAATACATATAAAGACCTAGCAGCCAAGATGGCTCTCACTAAATGGAGTAGGAGATGAATACAGCGAATATTATAGGTGTGACGAGACCAACAAGCGGACTAGGTGTGGATGAATTCATATCATATGTAGCTCGTGTATCTAACCCATCTAATCAAAACAACAAAGAGACATCGCAGAAACTGCTTAAGTATCTTATCAAGAATAAGCACTGGTCACCATTTGAGATGGTGCACATAGTCATGGAGATTAATACAACTCGTGATATCGCTAGACAGATTTTACGCCACCGTAGCTTCTCTTTCCAAGAATTTAGCCAGAGATATGCGGACCCAACGCAAGACCTTGGATTCACAACTCGTGAAGCCCGTTTGCAAGATCCAAAAAACAGACAAAACTCAATTGAAATAGATGATAAAAAGTTGCAAGAGGATTGGGAGAGATTGCAATTAAAATTATCTTTTAAGTTTACAGAAGCGTATCATTGGGCGATTAAAAATGGAATTGCAAAAGAACAGGCTCGTGCAGTTTTGCCAGAAGGTCTTACTGTCTCTCGTCTTTATATGGCTGGTTCTCTTCGAAGCTGGATACACTACTGTGAGTTACGCATGGGTAATGGCACGCAGAAAGAACATAGAGAGATAGCTAGGGATGCTTGGTATCAGATAACTGCTGAGTTCCCATCTCTAAAAGATACACTAGAGGTCGTATAGGAGATAAGATGATATCGGTATTAAAGAGAAACGGAACTAAAGAACCATTAGACCTCAATAAGTTTCATAAGGTAGTAGAGTGGGCGTGCGAGGGCGTAACGGGCGTATCAGAGAGTGAGATCGAGATTAAGTCTCAGATCCAGTTCTATAACGGTATGAAGACGACTGACATTCAAGAGACACTCATCAAGGCAGCCGCAGATCTTATCTCTGAGGATACACCTAATTATCAATATGTCGCTGGCAACTTAATTAATTACAACTTGAGAAAGGAAGTATACGGTGATTTTAATCCAATTGATCTTGCTACTCATATTAAACAAGTTGTTGATGGAGGATATTATGACCCTGAGATCCTATCATGGTACGGACCAGACGATCTGCGATTACTCAACAGCTATATTGATCATAAGCGCGATTTCACTCTTACGTATGCTGGTATGGAACAGTTTCGTGGTAAGTACCTAGTCAAAAATCGTGTTACTGGTAAATACTACGAGACACCTCAGATGACTTTTATGCTCATCGCAATGGTGCTCTTTAGAGACTATAAAGAAGACCGCTTAAAATGGATTAAAGAACTATATGACTCAGTTTCTAATTTCGAGATATCGCTTCCTACGCCAATCATGGCTGGACTACGTACACCACAAAAGCAATTTAGCTCTTGTGTTCTTATCGAGACAGACGACAGCCTTGACTCTATTAATGCCACGAGCTCTTCGATTGTTAAGTACGTTTCTCAAAAAGCTGGTATTGGCATTGGTGCAGGTCGCATTCGCGCTGTTGGTAGTCCTATTCGTAGTGGTGACGCGTCTCACACTGGCGTTATTCCGTTCTATAAACATTTTCAGTCAGCAGTTAAGTCTTGCAGCCAAGGAGGCGTACGAGGCGGTGCAGCTACTCTTTACTATCCTGCATGGCATCTGGAAGTAGAAGACATTTTAGTATTAAAAAACAACAAAGGAACGGAGGATAATCGTGTTAGACACCTTGATTACGGAGTACAGTTCAACCGAGTTTTATATGAACGTCTGCTTACAGGCGGCAATATTACTCTATTCAGCCCTTCTGACGTACCAGATCTATACGATGCGTTCTTTACTGACGTGGACAAGTTTAAAGAACTCTATGAAAAGTACGAGCGCTCTAAAGTTCGCAAGAAAGTAGTATCGGCTATCGACTTATTCTCTGCGTTCATGCAAGAGCGTAAGGATACAGGTCGCATCTACCTACAAAACGTAGATCATGCAAATGATCACGGCTCCTTTATCAAGGAGTTAGCACCCATTCGCATGAGCAACTTATGCTCAGAGATCGACTTACCTACTAAGCCACTCAACGATCTTAATGATCCTGACGGTGAGATCTCACTATGCACACTCGCAGCAATTAATTGGGGAAAGATTAAAGATCCAAATGATTTTGAGCGTCCTTGTACTCTTATTGTCCGTGCTCTCGATGAGCTACTTAGTTATCAAGACTATCCTGTCCTTGCAGCCAGAAACTCAACCATGGCACGAAGACCCCTTGGTGTGGGCATTATTAATCTCGCTTATTGGTTGGCTCGCAATGATCTCACTTATCAGCATATCGATACTGAAGGTTTAAAGAAGATACATGAGTACGCCGAAGCTTGGTCTTACTATCTCATTAAAGCCTCGATTGATCTCGCAGCTGAAAAGGGAGCTCCTTCTAAGTCTAACCAGACCAAGTACTCCCAGGGCATCATGCCTATCGATACCTACAAGAGAGAAGTAGATGAACTTGTAACTCCTGATTACAAGTTGGATTGGAACTTACTACGTGAAAGGGCTAAACAATATGGCATTCGTAACTCCACGCTCATGGCACTCATGCCAGCGGAGACCTCTGCTCAGATTTCAAACTCGACGAACGGTATCGAGCCGGTTAGGTCTCTCATCACTGTTAAGCAGAGCAAAGACGGTGTTCTTAAACAAGTCGTACCAGAGATCAGACGCCTTAAGAGAAAGTACGATCTACTTTGGGAGCAAGTTTCCCCAGAAGGATATATTAAGATCGCTAGCGTGCTGCAAAAATTTATCGATCAGGGAATATCAGTAAACACATCATACAATCCTAAATTCTATGATGAAGAGCAGATACCTATGTCTACTATGTTACAGCACATGTTGATGTTCTATAAGTATGGTGGAAAGCAACTCTACTATTTTAACACAAACGATCAGGCAGGCGAGATTGATCTGGGGTCTCCACTCGGTGAGCTTGACGACGAGGATTGTGAGGCCTGTAAGATATGACACTAAAGGTTAGAACATACTTAGCTGAAGTAGATGGTCGTGGTATTAGTCTCTTTGCAGACCAAGATATTAAGGAAGGTGCACTTGTATGGGTGCACGATCCTATCATTGATGGTTGGTTACCTGATCCTGAAGACTATCCATATGATGATATTACCAGAGAGACATTTATATGGATGTACTGCTATGACAAGAATCTTAAAAAGTTTATCATGTTTGCAGACAATGTTAGGTTTATAAATCATAGTGAAGATCCTAACCTTGATTGTCCTACTAAATATATACATTATGCAGCTAGAGACATCATGGCTGGTGAGGAGATAACCTGTAACTACAACGATGTCTGCGACAACGGATTAGGATTCTAAATGAAACAGTTAGACGTACCCTTGTGTTTCTGGACACCGAAGGGAAAAGCATGGGCACACTTTGTCATCGACTATGGAATGGAGCATGATCTATTGTGGGTATGTTTCCAAAATGATACAGGTGAGTGTTGGACCTGGAACAACAGGGACGTGAGACTAGATCAAAACCTTACATATGGAAGAAAATATGAAAAACCGAAGCTTGATGACAAAACTACTTGATTACATAAAAAACTCTGACATCATTATCACTATTCTGCTAAATCCATCTAGATGGTCATTTTACTTTGACTATAGTACACACAGCGATCAAGATCCTGGATTAGTACTCGACTTAATTGTGAAGTTGGGTTTTATTAAGTTTTATATGTTTATAGATGATGGGAGATGGTAATGGATGAACAAACTACTAAGGATCTTAAGGCTTACAAAGAAGGCTTTAAAGATGGATACAATGAGGCAGTGAGATTTTATATTCTTAATCCAATGAGTAATATGCGTCCACAAGACAATCCTTGGTCACATGCATGTCCGGTGTGTGGTAGAACTGAACCTGATGCTATGGTCTGCTATTCTTCTAATTGTCCAACAAGAGTAACCTGCTAATGTCAGTATTTGATGCAACTAATCATAAAGATCCAACTAAAGTCAAAGCATTCTTTGATGATCCTGTAACTATCGCACGTTACGATAAGCAGAAGTATCCATTTCTCGAGAAGCTTACACAGTCTCAACTTGGTTTCTTTTGGAGACCTGAAGAGATTGATGTATTCCGTGACTCTAAAGACTTTAAAGCATTGACGAAGCATGAGCAACACATCTTTACCTCCAATCTTAAGAGACAAATCCTTCTCGACTCCGTACAAGGACGTGCACCAACAGCAGCATTCAGTCCTATCTGCTCACTTCCTGAGCTCGAGAACTGGATCCTTACATGGGCATTCAGCGAATCTATCCACTCACGTAGTTACACTCACATCATTCGGAACGTATACGCTGATCCGTCAGTCATCTTCGACGGAATGATGGACATGAAAGAGATTGTAGACTGCGCTGGTGACATCAGCAAGTACTACGATGACTTGATTGAAATGAATAATTTCCATAACTTGAATGGTTATAATACAAACGAAGAAAGTTACAACCACAAGAAAGCTCTCTGGCTTACTCTTATGTCAGTTAATATTCTTGAGGGTGTTCGCTTCTATGTTAGCTTTGCCTGTTCATGGGCATTTGCTGAAGTCAAGAAGATGGAGGGTAACGCTAAGATCATTAAGTTGATTGCTCGCGATGAGAACCTTCACCTTGCAGGAACTCAGCAGTTGCTTAAGGTACTACCACAAGATGATCCTGATTTTGCACAGATACGCGAAGAGACAAAGGAAGAATGCATTAAGATGTTTATTGATGCAGTCAATCAAGAGAAAGCTTGGGCTAACTATCTATTTAAAGATGGCTCAATGATAGGTTTAAATGAAGCTCTTTTGGTTGAATATATAGAGTGGATAGGACATAAGAGAATGACTGCAGTAGGTCTTCCTTGTCCATACAAAACCGGGTCTAATCCTCTGCCGTGGACGCAGAAGTGGATCAGCGGCGCTGAAGTTCAAGTAGCTCCACAAGAAACTGAGATCACCAGCTATATTGGCGGTGGCGTTAAGAAGGATGTTAATAATGATTCGTTTAAAGGTTTTTCTCTTTAGTCTATTAGTCGCTGCATCAGCATATGCCGCTGATCAACAGCCACCAAAACCAGTTGATACTTGTAAAGTACAGGTACCCTACGGACAGCCGTCTACGGTCGCAGGTCATCCTGTTATTTGTCGTAATGCTTATATACTTGAGTCCGATCCAGTTGCTAAGATTCCTAATTGGGTCGCATGGACACTTACACCTGACCATGCCATCGGTTGTGTTCCTCGTACTAATGCTTTCGCAACTGACCAGTCTCTTCTGACAGTAGGTCACGCTACTCCTGCAGACTATGCAGGATCTGGTTATGACCAAGGTCATCTAGCTAATGATGCAGACATGTCATGGGATCCACAAGTTGAACACGAGTCGTTCTACATGTCTAACATGAGCCCGCAATTACCGTCAGTTAATCGTGGTACATGGAAGAACCTTGAGTCTGCAGAGCGAGCATGGGTTTATAAGCTTAAGCATCCATTCACTATCATTGCTGGTAATATCTACTCGGCTAATGGTAAGACTATTGGTCTTAATAAAGTTGTAGTGCCTGACTATCTCTTTAAGATTGTTACTGACGACACTACTAAGCAGACATATGCATTTTTGTTTCCACACAAAGATGGACTAGACACTGATTTCACTAAATACCAGGTGACGGTTGCCGACGTAGAGAAGGCAAGCGGTATCACATTCTCTATTCCTGATGCTAAGACAGTGAAGAACAAGGTCCCTGATACGGATCTCAAGACTCTCGCAGACGACAAGAAAAAGCAATGTAAGGAGTAATAAATGGCCGACATAGAAATGGAAGACCTCATCAACATTCTTAAGGACACTGTTGATGATGAAGCTCAACGTACTAACATTTACCACGACCTAATCAACCTCTTCATCTCTGAAGGTGAAGACGACTTCGGCGACGTAGTCGGTATGGATGATGCATTTGATACCGCTCATGATGAAATCGAAGCTAATATGACTATTGAAGAGTCAGACTACGATGAAGAAGATGAGGAAGAGCTCGACGAAAAAGACGAGCAATAACAGTCAATAGATAACTCACTCCCGATGCATATATAGTAAGTGCATCGGGAGTGATATTATGAGTTATGATAATCCTTGGACGTTTAATAGTAATATAATAGACTCAGAAGTACTAGAGAACTATCTAGGGTTTGTCTATATAATAACTAACCTCACAAATAATAAGAAGTACATAGGTAAGAAGCTTCTAAAGAAGTCAAAGACACGCCAAGTTAAGGGTAAGAAGAAGCGCTCACTAGTCGAGTCTGACTGGAAAGACTACTATGGATCTAATAAAGATCTATTAGTCGAGTTAAACAGTGAAGGCATGGCTCCTAGTAACTTTAAGCGTGAGATACTCAGGCTGTGTAAGACCAAAGGCGAGTGCACTTATTACGAGGCTAAAGCACAGTTTGATGCAGACGTGCTAAATAAAGATGACTACTACAATGGTTGGATCATAGCCAAGGTTAGTAGAAGTCATTTACCAAAGAATTAGGAAGGGTGGCTGAGTGGCCTAAAGCACCTCACTGCTAACGAGACGTACCTTAATCGGTACCGTGGGTTCGAATCCCACCCCTTCCGCCATTATAAATAGATGATCTAAAAGGGGTGCATCTATGAAGTCAATATTAAAAACTATGAAGAAAGTGGTTCGCGAGGAGCGTGGTCTTCCACTCAATGAGACTAAGATTAGTCTTGAGTACCATGACGAGCTGAATCCTAAATTATGGAATGGATGGGACTTAAAGCCTGAAGTTAGACAGAAACTACTAGACTTCGCGAAGACATGGGCTGAGTTTGCCAAAATACAACCAAGTATGATTAAAGATATCATTATGATAGGTGGTAATACAAATTACAACTATACACCTAAATCAGATATAGATGTGCATCTGCTTATAGATAGAAATAAGATTAATCCTGACAGAGAGTTTGTCGACGAGTACTTACAAGCCAAGAAAGTACTGTGGACAATGACCCATAATGTCACGATACTAGGGTATCCTATCGAGCCATATGCTCAAGATATAAATCAAGCTCATGCATCTGGTCAAGGCGTATTCAGTCTTAAGAGAAACATGTGGATTCAAAAGCCTAATCATGAGAAGCTAGACTTTAAGTCTGATAAGAATCTCAAGAAGAAGGTTATGTTCTATGCACACATGATCGACGACATGATTAAGAACAAGATGGATGCCGGTGTGTTTAATGACCTAAGAAAGAAGATGGCAGACATGAGATCTGCCGGTATTGCCAAGGGTGGTGAGTTTAGCTTCGAGAACCTAGTCTTCAAGGAGCTACGTAACCGTGGATATCTTGACAAGATGAATAACTATGAAAAGACTATCAAGGACCAGCAACTTAGCCTAAAATAAAGGTGTACATTATGAAGATTATGATATACAGTGAACTTGAGATGCTAGTTAGGGAAGACATGATGAGAAATGGTTTTGACCCTGACACAGAGATTGAATTATATTGGAGCACTAGACTATGATTAACCACGTTGAACTATACACAAAGCCAGACTGTCCATATTGCACGCGTGCTAAGCACCTGCTGAAGACAATGAATATCTCATTTAACGAGCAGATGCTCAACAAAGACTTTACACGTGAGACTCTCTTAGAGAAGTTCCCACACGCCAAGACATATCCATTAGTTGTCATTGACGGCTTTCATATCGGCGGCTACTCGCAGTTGGAAGAGAAGATCAATGAGGAATACAAGAGTGACAAGCAAGTCCTTAATGAGGGAGAGTGAAATGCAGTATACAAGACAGAACTTAATGAACGATCTAAAGCTTCACACGGTTGAGATACGCTTTACAAAGATCAATGGTGAGAAGCGTACAATGCATTGCACACTTCAACCAAGTCTATTGCCTCCACAATATGCTACTGAGGAAAGACTCGCTAAGCTTGAAGAAGAGCACGAGAAGCACGCTGATACAGGAGTGTTAGCTGTGTTTGACCTTCAAAATAATGGTTGGCGCTCATTCCGTGTCGACACTGTAGAATATGCACAAATCATTGATGGATACTAATATGGCGAAGAAACTCGTACTAGTAACGACTATCAGCACATTTGCTCACTCATACGTCTTTAGTGAAGAAGAGGGTGTTCCTAGTGAGTTAGTGCTGGACTTTATTGGTGATGACTCGGTTGAAGAGATGTCTCAAACGTGGATCGGTGAACAAGTTATTGGACACCGTGACATTACATTTGAAGAGTACTTACAGCTCTTCGACAAAGAGAACGACTATCTCAAGGACTGGACTACTGAGCAAAAGCTTAAGTTTATCATGGATCCAGAAAAGTTAGAACAAAAAATGCAAGATCGTGTTAAAGAGCAGATGGTGTCTGTGGCTATAGGATTATAATATGGCAAATAAAGTATGGGGTCAGTCCTTTGGCTATCACTATACAGTTGAAGGATCTGATTGTGATCTAGAAAGTCTTAAATCATTTAATACATCACAACAGTTTTTAACAGAACTGTTGTTGGTTTATTCTGCCTATCCGATCATGGCATCAGGTTATCCAAATGTTTTTAAATATGCTCCAGACTCTGATGCGTTAGCTATACATCAGGCTCTAGTCACTGGCATGATTAGTATCTACACTAATCCAAGTGATGCTACGATCTATTTTGATATGATGGTCAATAGATCGTTTAATCCAGAACCTGTGATAGAAATGTTGTCTAAGTACTATAACATGAAAGTGTATAAGACAAACTTTATGCGCAGGCAGGCAGACCTTAAGCATATACTCACCGGCAATAATGAAGATGATATCATTAACCAGATTAACATGGCAAGTAATATCACTTTTAGTGACATATTCTCACGTGCTTTGCCTGATGGATTAGTGCTTGAGTTTGGTGTAGCTGAAGGCAAATCTATTAGAGAGATGTCAGCTGCAGCACCAGATAGAAAGATTTATGGCTTTGACTCATTCCAAGGATTGCCTGAGGATTGGAAAGAAGATGTTGGTAAAGGGTACTTTGCTTGTGATCCACCAACAGACTTAGCAGATAATGTTGAGTTAGTGATTGGCTGGTTTAATGAGACACTAGAGCAGTGGGCTGCAAATAATCCAGGCCATTTGTCAGTTATCCACCTTGATGCAGACTTATACTCGTCGACTGACTATGTCATGCGTACACTCGAGGATAGGTTTGTTGACGGTACAATCATCGTGTTCGATGAGATACACGGGCATCCTGACCATAAAGACCATGAGTATAAGAACTTCTTAGAGTTCCTTGATCGCACCGGCTTTAAGTGGGAATGCTTGGGACAACGCACAGGCGAAGCAGCCGCCTTTAGGATCTATAAATAAAATCACCTTAAACAATGTACATAGGAGTACTGATAAATGAGTGACTACTGGGGATATCACCTCGTTCTTGACGCATCAGGTTGTGATGCAGCATCTATCGCATCTGCTGAGAATATCACAGCCTTTGCAAAGCAATTAGTTGTAGACATCGATATGGTTCCATATGGTGAGCCACAGGTAGTTAACTTTGGCAGTGGTAACAAAGCTGGTTACACTCTTGTTCAACTCATTGAGACGTCAAACATCTGCGCACACTTCGTAGAAGAGAATAATACAATCTATCTCGACGTGTTCTCGTGCAAGCCATACGATCCTGTGATCGTTATTGAGTTGACAAAGCAATACTTCAAGTACACTAACTATCGCACTGCGTTCCTTGAACGACAGGCACCACCTTCGGTAGAACCTACCAACTGATAAACACCTTTGAGGATGATATGACTGAACAATATAATGCTTTTGAAGAGAATGAAATTTCAAAGAACTCACAAGGCGGCACAGAGATCACTAAGCGATCAATTGCTGCCTTGGTTGATCCAGAGTTAGCCAGTAACTTCCAGGTTATTCCTGCACGAGTGCGTGAGCTACAAGACGATAAGATCCGTGTATACTGGCTGCATGACTTGGCTGAAGATCCTGAGGCTAATCACTTACAGAATGCCAATAGCCGTGATCGCTTCCATAAGTTTGTGTTCTCGAGCAACTGGCAATACCAACAGTATGTCGATAAGCTTGGCTTTCCACAAACAGTAGACGCTATTGTACTCGAGACACCTATCGAACCGTTCGAGCGTGTAGAGAAGAGTAAGGATGAAGTGCGTCTTATCTATTTCTCGACACCACACCGTGGATTAGAGGTGTTAGTTCCTGTGTTTGAGGAACTCACAAAGCATCACGATAACATTCATCTCGATGTTTTCTCTAGCTATAAGATCTATGGTTGGGAAGATGCAGACGAGAAGTACGAGGCACTATTCGATCGTATCCGCAATCATCCAAAGATGACTTATCATGGATTCCAGCCTAATGACGTATTGCATGAAGCTGTTAGCAAGGCACACATCTTGGCATACCCATCTATCTGGGCTGAGACGAGCTGCCGCGTATTGATGGAGTCGATGAGTGCAGGTCTCTTGTGTGTGCATCCTAACTTCGGTGCATTGGCCGACACATCTGGTGGGCTAACATCGATGTATCCATATGACACTAATCCAAATACTCACGCCAATATCTTTTATGCACATCTCAATGAGGCAGTTAACATTGTCAATACCGAGAATGCACAGAACTATCTTGGCTTTGTTAAGTCATACGCTGATGCACGATTCAATATTCAAAAGGTATCTAGCCAATGGACTGCAATGATGCAGGGTCTATTGAAGCAATACCCAGACGCAGAGTCGAGAGCATTGAAGAAGAGAGAGATGTTTAGGTATAAAGTCTAATGATTGTTACAAAGACTCCGTTAAGGATATCTTTCTTTGGGGGTGGAAGTGACATACCGCAATACTACAACAAGTATCCAGGTATGGTCATCTCCACCTCTATTGATAAGAACATATACATCGCAGCCAATAAGTGTCAGGCCAATCACTTTAAGATCATCTACTCGCAGCTCGAGCTGACTAATCATAGAGTAGACATCAAGCATGACCGTATCAAGGCGATCATGGA